CAATAACTAAATATGCCATCGTTTTCTCCTTTACTTTATAAAAAGTTTAACTATTAAACATAAAATAGTTAAAGATTGAATGGCAATCATAATCTTTAACCACTTTGACTCGCTATTATTAGAATTATTAGTACTAATTTCCTTATAAACTGTTTCTTTTACAATAACAGGTTTTTCTATCTCAATTGTTCTATATTCAATCTGAGGAACAATTACTTGTTTTTCTATCTCTCTAATCTCTACTTTTGGAATAAATACAGTCTTTTCAACAGTTTGAATTTCTTGTTGAGGCTCCTGTCTATATCCAGGATAATTTTGTTCTTGCCAATTAATTACTGGTTGAATATCTTTTAAACCCTCTCTAATAGCGTTTATAAGTCCAGCATTATCAATACTTAGATCGATATTACCACCGCCTACTAAAACTACACGTTGAGCATCACTAGCGGCATCATATTGACGCTTTATAACCTGATCTGCATCTAATGTTGTTATTTCTCTATTTTCTTGCATAATTACTCATATATAGTTGTTAATATTATACCGAAGTCACCTGGGCTCTAAATTTTAAGGTAGCTGTAAAACCCGTATTAGAACTCGTATACTGAATCTGGCCGCCAGTAGTTATACTAAATACCAATCCTGTATCATCCCCTGTATAATTTTGTGACATTTCCCAAGAAGACCCTTTTTGGATACCCTCTAGTCTATAAATAGCATATGTAGAATTACGCACTATACTTAATTGTGTAAAGAAACTTCTAACAGATCCATTTGCAAAGGCAAGACCTGTAACATTTGCAGGTGAAGATTGATTATCCGCAGCAGTGAAAGATGTCTGTGAGATATCACCTGGAGTAAAATTAACAGTAGTATCTACATAATTTTTAGTCGCTGCATCCTGAGCACTAGATGGATCAGATAAATTAGTTAATCTATTTGCATTAAAATCAACTAAATCTGAACTATTAACTTTTAGAATATTGATATCTGCACTATCAGAATTATTTCTAGATTTCAAAGATCCGTTATTAGATAAACGGATTTTTGTATTATCTACTTGATTGGCCCCAATATTCTTTTTAGTTAATTGACTCATTTTTATATCCTTTAAGTACTACTTTTATGTCAAATAACTGTACTCTATTACAAGTATGTCACCAGCAACTAATTCTGCTGCACCACCAGTAGCTAAATCTCCAGCAAATGTTATTCTTGTAACACCACCACTACCACCAGTTAATGAAACTGTATAATCAACTGTTTTTTGTTGAATTAATCCACCAATTACAGATAATGTAATTGAATTAACAGATGCTGAGGTACCATAAACAGCATGAGCAAGATCTACATATTGATTAGTAATATCAGTTCCAGAAAGAGTAATTTGTTCTTGATTATCTTTTAGACCTTCAATTTGATTAGAACCATTAATCTTTTGTGTTGAAGATTCTACTTGTACTTTAATACCAGATCCACTAGTTACAATTGCACCAGCAGGATCTTCTTGAACCGATAAACTTCCGGGAGAAGCAGATAATGAAGCATCACCAGGAACAACATTTACTGTACTTCCAGAAAGTGTTAGACCATTATTAAATGTATAAGAAGTACCAATTACAAAATTAATAAATGTAATATTTGTAGTTCCAACAGTAATTGGGTTTGCAGTATTTTGTCTAAATCCATAACCAGCTTGTGTTGAAGCTTCTGGTCCAACTTGACATGCCGCAGAGAAGAATTCACTTGAAAGATCCATATCTGTTGCACGAGTTAGAATAAATGGATTAGATCCATCTCCAACTTGTGTTACAGTATAGATACCATTATATGGCTGATTGCCAGCAGTTTCATTTTTAACAAGTAATCTATCATTTAAAACTAGTGTAACACCATCTTGAGCAGGTAATGCACCATTTGCATTTGCTGTAATAGTTGCTCCAACACCACTAGCACCATTAGCATATATATAAGCTGGAAGTGCCCCAGTTGTTGCTGATCTTACTGCATTTTTCCATGTAAGACTTTGTGAAAGAGTATCTACATAATTCTTTGTAGCAGCATCTTGAGCTGATGTAGGATCAGCTACATTCTTAATCTGTTTACTATTATTATCTGTATAAGCACCATTGAGAGATATTTTACCTTGAGTACCTGATGTAATTCCTGTTAAGATATTGATATCGCCAGTTGTTCCACCTGAATCTGATTGACCAGATTGAATAAAAATGTACCCAGAATTTCCGGTATGCGATACTCCAGTTGCTATATTAACTTGTCCTGTATTTCCTGTAGAACCAGAAGACATACTTCCAGAAAATAGTGATACTTGTCCAGTATTACCAATAGCACTAGCATTATTCTGTCCACCAGAACCAATTGATACGTTTCCGGTATTTGCACTACTAGCTTGATTTATACCGCCAGTAATGGCTGAAATATTACCAGATGCCCCAGTTCCTGATGGAGTTCCTGATGCAATTGTTACCTGACCACTAGCTCCATTTACCGTAGTACCAGTTTTAAGAGAAGCTGCAGCAGATGAAGTAGACCCAGTTTGATTTAAACTTTGAAGTGATAGAGCATCAGTTGACGTAGAAGAAATATTTTTTGTGTAAGTATTCAACCAAGAATCACTAGAAGATCCAAGTGATCTTGTATCTGTTGTATCAGGAAGTAAATCTTGATTTATAGAAGTAGTTGTAAGATTACTTAATGAAGTATTTGCCCCTGATCCTGAAGCAGAATCAACATATGCCTTTGTTGCCGCATCTTGTGCTAAAGTTGGATCTGCTAGATTTTTAAGTTGGTTACCAAGAAAATCGACTTGATCACTGGTATTAACTTTAACAATATTAACATCACCACTATCAGCAGCATTTCTTGCTTTTAATGGTCCATTATTAGATAATCTAATTTTGGTATCATCTACTTGATTATTGCCAATAAATTTTTTCTTAATCTGTGCCATTTTTATCTCCTTAAATTAATAACTATATTCTAAATGTAAAATATCACCAGCAACTAATTCTGATACTCCACCAGTTGCTAAACCATTATTAAAAGTTAATCTTGTTACTGCTCCTGGATTACTTAATAAATAATCATCACCTTCAACTTGTGAAACTCCATCCACAAAAAGAAATAAAGAATATGATTTAGTTAAAAATGCTAAATCCACATATTGATTAGTTATATCTGTTCCACTTAATGTTATATCTTCTTTATTCCAATTAAATGATGCCATTTTTCCATTTAATTGAGTTTGTATAGATGAAGTTACTCCACTAACATATCCTAATTCAGTATCAGTTGTAGCAGATGCTACAGGAAGACCATTTGAATTTGAAGCCAATGCTCTATTAGCTGTAATCGCGGCTTCTTCAACAACTGCTCCTCCAGAACTTACCATTATTCTATTATTATTTAAAGATGTAGAGGAATTAGTACCACCATTTGCTATTGGTAATACTCCACTAACTCCACTAGTTAAACTAATTAATGGTATATCTGCACTAACTAATGATCTAAATGTTGGTGTTGCAGGAGAACCAGTAGCAGGACCGGCCCAAACAGTATTGGCATTCTCATTAGCCAGTCCTAATGTTATAGTACCAGATGTTGTTATTGGAGAACCGGAAACTGTAAATATTGGATCTGCTGAAAAAGCAACACTTGAAACTGTTCCAGAAGGAACTATCCATGTTAAATTACCAGATCCATCATTGGTTAAAACAGCATTTGCTGTACCCTGTGAACTAGGAAATTTTATAGAATATGAAGTTGTTGTATCTGCTGCCTTTAATGTAATAGCTCCAGAAGTTGATCCATATAATAATTGATTTAATGCATGATTATTAGCCCATCTAAAAGAAGCACTACCTAAATTAATAGAATTATCAGATCCAGGAAGAAGGCTTGTATTAATTGCGACGGATGATAGATTATCTAATGCAATATTTGCTTTATTATTTAATTGAGTTTGAACTGAAGATGTAACACCACTTAAATATCCAAGTTCAGTATCTGTAGTAGCAGAAGCAATTGGTAATCCAGAAGTATTTGATGCAAGAGCCCTATTTACTGTAATAGCTGCTTCTTCAACAATTGCACCACCAGATGAAACCATTAATCTATTGTTATTTAAAGCAGCACCACTATTTGTACCACCACGGCTAATAGCTAATTGAGCTTCACTGGATAATGCACCCAATGAATCATTAACTACTACTTGATTTGCAGTACCATTAGCTATTTTAGAGCGAGCAATGGCTGCGGCAGCAGCAACTTCATTATTTGTAATACCACCAGTTGCAACTTTAACACCAGAAGCCGATTGAGATAATGTAGTACCATCTAGACTTAAGAAGAATTGTGTACCACTTAATTTAACACCTTGTCCATCGGCTGTATATGTTCCAGCACCAGAGAATTGGACAAAATTAATATCTGTAACACCAATAGTTATGGGAGGATTTGTTATATTTACCCATCCAGTATCAGCTTGTGTAGAACCTTCTTCAACAAATACAAAGGCTTCTTCTAATAATGGACCAGTGTTTGCATCAGAGCTTCTAGACCATGGACCTGCTGCCGATACATAAATACCATTTTCTGAAGCTGTTGCTTGATTTTTTACTAAAACTCTACTAGATGAAGTTAATACTCCATCAATAGTTTGTTCACCCGATAATGTAATATCTGCAGTAGTTGCTACCAATACGGGAGATTTAATAGACAATCCAGATGCAACACCGTCAACATATTGCTTTGTGGCAGCGCCAAGAGCACTAACTGGATTGGCATTAAGAATGAGAAATCCGGTCATTGTATCGCCAGATTTACTTACTTTACCATCAATTTGTGTTTGAATTGCAGATGTTACACCTGAGACGTATCCTAATTCAGTTGAAGTTGTTGTAGAAACCGCAGGAAGTCCTGAACCATCTGTTTGTACAGCACGATTTGCAGTCAAAGCAGATTGTTCAACTATTGCCCCACCACTTGAAATTATAAATCTATTATTATTTAAAGCAGAAGAACTATTTGTTCCGCCATTAATTATTGGAAGAATGCCAGATACTTCTGTTATAAGACTTATTGAACCTGTAGAAATTAATCCAGAAGATGCTCTTATTGGTCCATTTAAAGAGCTATTTAATGTTGTTGAACCATTTATGATTATATCGCCAAGAAATGTTTTATTACCGCCAATATTTTGTGCTATGGCAGTAAGAGCACCAGGATTTGTTCCATCGGCGGGTTGTAATGTTAAAAGTGTACCAGATATTGTACCGGCTTGGGCATTTGGAGCAGAGCCAACGTTTGTTAAGGAGTTTACACCACTTCCACCACCACCGGACCCAGTATTATCGAAACCACTTTGTAGAAGGGGATTAAATTTAATACCCATTATATACCTTTAAGAAATTCTTGAGCCATAAAGTGGCGTATTACGTGATCCATCGGTGTAAACTATTTGAATTACATATAGCGTTGTTCCACTTTCAGAAAATGAATAAGTCTCTGTATCATTTGAAACATTTGTCGTACTTATTGCTAGATCAAATCTTCGTCCAACTTTACCAACTAAAAAACCATCTGTACTAATTGTACTATTAACATCATTAAAACTATTTTGTAAAGTTTGGCCGCTATCTAAATCTGAGGCTGGTTTTGTTGTATTTGGCATCTTATAATCCTATTTAATAAGTTTCTTTATCTTTGGAAATTGAACTTTGGGTATTTGTGGTAAACTCGGTGATGGAGTTAGCTTTATTTGTCCCATCCCAGGCATTTTATGTATATGTACTAAATCTGGATGATTTAAATTGATTTTATTCTGTAAAGTCTGTGGCTGAAAAGATGGAGGTGCTATTGGTTTTATTGCTTGTGGTTGTCCCATTGGTTTTGGCTGTTGTGGCTGAGCCATACTTGGTTTACCTTGTTGTTTTTGTTGTTCAAAGAACCAGCCGCGTTGTTTTCCACTTTTAAAAGCCATTAATAACTCCCACCTGACCACATTTTCTTAAGTCGACTAAAACGTTTTTTTGATCCTTTAACATATTCTGGTAATTTTTTACCTTTTGATGCCTTATCATATTCCTCAACAGTTTTCTTAGGAATATCTCCTCTTTCTGCTGCAGCATGAAAATAACGTCTTTGTGCATCTGATTTATATGGCATATTATTTCTTTCCTTTTTGTGCTAATTTTTGAAAGCGCTCTTTTCCATATTTTTTACGACCTATTGCAGCGGCAACTGCAGCAGGATCTTTTGCACCCTTTTTAGCAAGCACTTCTTTAAGTCTTTTAAATCTTGTACCTGTTCCTAATTTTGCTTTCATAAATATCCTTAAACTATTGGTATCATTGCCGTAAAAGATAAATTAATACCGGATTGATCAAAAAATGCAAAATTTGCTGAATTAAAATCCTCAAGATTACTAGTTCCATCATTAAAACCTAGAGCTAAATGAGTAGAATCAAATACTCTTACAACACCTAATCTTTGAGCACCACCCGCAAATTCTGCAGCAGAACCACAAATTCCCTGGTATGGAACATTCGCCGCGCCAGGAAAAATATAATTTGTATCAATTGTATATCCAGAAGGAATACTAAATTTAAAAGTACCAGATCCATTAGTACCAGCACTAGAAGTTACAAGATTATACATAATATACATCATTTTTCCAATAATATTATATGATGCAATATTTGTAGTAATTGTACCTATTGTTGGATCTGTTGTTGTTGCTGTAATAGATAATGAATAAGCATTAAATTGAGAATTTGATGCTTGTACTGCAAGTGGATTATCTGATACTATGACATCAAAATAAACAGGACTACTTACACTTGTACCATCAGCCGAAATTGCTAAAATATGACCAGTAGCACTACCGGCGTATGTTAATCGGTTAATTGTTAGAATACCAGTTGTTGGGTCATACATATCTGCAAATCCAACATCTGAAGTATTTGCAGAATCATAACTAGATGTTACATCTATATTACCAGTTCTTCCTGTAGAACTATACCATTGCATTGTATAGTTTTTATTAAGACCAATAAAGATATCATATCTAGTTGGATTATTATTAGTATCTGCAGCACTATATGCATTACCTTGGTATGCAGCCATACCATTTGCTACACTTGGTGAAATTGTTGGTGCCCCATTAGTATCTGTATATGTATTAGCCCCGGCATTTCTCAATTGTGTCCTGTATTCACCCAATGTAGCAGGATTAGTTCCTGTTACACGTGTTCCATTAGCTAAGAAATTACTAATTTTAAATACAGAAGAATTTGCTTGAACAATTCCAGCAGACCACCCTGCAATTGGAACTTTAAATGTAAATGAACCCGAATCGCCACTAGCTAATACGGCAGAACCATTTGCTAATGGATAAATATTTGAGCTAGTAGTAGTCGATACTGCAATATAGACATTATCTGTTGTTATTCCAACACCATCTGTAATAACCCAAGGGCCATATCCTGTTGATGGTATGCTATTTAATGATGCATTTGCCGCTCTAGTAAAAAAACCAAATGTATTAGTTTGTGATGGTGTTGTAATTTTTGATGTATCCAGAGATAATCCAGATGGAAGACTTATTGTCGCAGATGTGGCCGTAGAAGATCCTGATGTAAACAATCCCTGTACCTCAATACTATCCCCAATTCGCCTCCAAAAAGCAGAAACCCCACTTACTGTTCCAAAACCAGTAAATGTTGGAGTATATGACTGCCAATCATTAATAACTGGACCAAGAACTGTCTCATCTGGGCCAACAAATACATCATCAAAACTAAATGTTACAGCAGTTGTTGAAGTAGAAGCAAAGAAAAATCCAACTCTAATTTGAGCAGTTGTAGAAAGAGTAGAAAAAGTACATTCAATAACACCAGATGATCCTATAACATCATTATTACTTGGTGTAATTAATGCACTATTTATTACATCATATACATAAAACTTTAAATCACCTTGAATAATTGAACCAGAAATAATTTTAAATGGAATTTTAATTGAATTAACTACACCGCGATAAGCAAGAGGAACATAAGCAATACAACTTGCTCCTTCACCTTGTCTATTTGCAGCATCTTTTATTACTTTAAAGCTGGCTGCACCATTTAATACTTCACCACCAGTAGTTGTACGAGAAATTGTAACTGTGGGAGATCCACCAGTCATATCTGTTGGAGTTGATTGTGCCGGATCAGCAAATGCCGCCCAGTTACCAACTGAAGTCTCTGCATCAGCATTATTTGTATTAACAGGCTGCCAAGAAGAATTTAGAACTATAAAGTTTTGTGAAAGAGAACTTCCAGAACCAATTAATTTCTCATTACCAGAAGAATCTAAACTATAAAGATTATTATCAGATTTAAAATAAAAACGATTTCTTGAAGCAGATGGATTTGATGGAGTTGCAATCTGACCCCTATCATCGTATCCTTCAATAAATTCATTATTCCAAGGAGTAGCTGAAGATCCTATATTACGTGTATTAGCATCTGCAATCCAGTCTTGTGCTGGAGTTTTATTTGTAATTGTATCAGTAGTATTACGAGCAATAAGAGTATCAGTAGCATCTGGAAGGGTGAGCACTTTGTTAGTTGTTTGTGAAGAAAGCAATGTAATAGAAGTTCCAGTTGTTCCTGCCGCATCAAATTTAATCTGCTTTGTATTATCTGCATTATCAACAATTGCAGTAGAACTATCAACTAAACTCTTATTTGTTAAAAGATCGGTTGTATTTTTACCAACAAGGGTATCTGTTGCATCAGGAAGAGTTAAAGTTTTATTAGTTGTTTGAGAAGATAACAAAGTAGTTGAAGTACTGACAGCACCGGCAGCGTCAAATTTAATTTGAATTGAAGAATCAGAATTATCAACAATTGCTATTGAGTTATCAACTAATTCTTTATTGGTAAGAAGATCACTAGTATTTCTTGCAACTAGTGTATCTGTAGTATCTGGAAGAGTTAGCTGCCTATTAGCGGTTTGAGAAGAAATAAGAGTTGTCTTTGTTCCAGTTGTTGCGCCAGACTCATCAAATCCAATCTTTTTAGTTTGATCTGCTGGATCAACAAAGAAAACTGTAGTATCGTCAAGATTAGTATTTTGAATTAAACCAGGAACTGTATTTACTTGAATAGTACCAGTTTGATCTGGAAGTGTTGCAACTCGATTAGCTGTTTGAGAAGTAGCAAGAGTTGTAGAAGTTCCTGTAGTACCTGCTGCATCAAATTTTAATTGCTTTGTGGTATCAGAAGAATCAACTACAGCAGTTGTAGAATCGTCAAGATCTTTATTTTGAAGTCTGTGAGTACCTTGGTCGGCGTGCGTCTCTGTAACGACTGGTGAAGAACTTGATCCATTATTAAGATTTAATTTATTATTAGTAGTATCAAAATCTAAATCTCCCGCAGAGCTTGCGGTTGATGCAGTCTTTGGGACGATATTAATTCCCTGAAAAAATTTTCTAAACGAAAAGGCCATTAGATTATCTCCATCTTAAGCATTTAATAAGGCTTGTGCGGCAAAAGTTATTGTTCCTACATGATTAGCACCAGCAAGTAATGCACTAGAAAATTGTACTTGACCAGTATCTGTAATAGTAAAAGTCATTAAAGCATCTTCATCATAATCTCTAACAATTTCCCATTTCTGACTAACAGGATTTGCTGGATTATATACAATAATTATATTACCTGCTTCTGAAACAGTATCTGTAGTTGTTTGACGAAATACTGTATAACGAATAAAAGCACCTCTAACATTACTTGTCGGAAATGCTAGATTTGGAATATTAACATTTGTATTGACATTAGATGTCATTGTATAAATCTGTGGAGCAACATCAAAGGGACCTGCAACAATAGATAATGCAGCGGCTACTGCTTCTGCAAATTGTATTACTGCATTCGACCAGTTGGGGTCCTGGCCGCTGCTTGGGAATTCAATTATTGTTCCAGAGATATTTATGGGTATGCTCAAATTAAACTCCAAAAGTATCCATAATAAGATCTATTATTTTTTATAGCCAGATTAATTCCGGTTTTATTACATTTTCCACCAATTAATCTTGCTGCCTCTTTTAATCCATTAAATTTAATAATTTCTTTTTCATTTTTAGCAATAACTGGTATTTTTGTAGATTTATACGGATCTTTTACTCTTCTTTTTGGTCTATTTTTATTAAAACATGATCTACAAACTCTATAAAATTTTTCTTTATATTTACCAAAACTATCTAATTCTTTAGTCTCTTCACATTTTGAGCAAATTCTTTTACCTTCAGGATCATTATATTTAGACTTCTGATTATCTTTTAATGCCTTTGGCATTTCTCGTTTTTTAGCACTTAAAGACATTTTTTTCTTTGATTCTTCTGATAAAATTCGCCCCGGACTACCAGGTCCACCATCTTGTCTATTTGTCAAATTATAACCAAGGATATTATAATAATTTATTAATTCCTGCTCTTTTTTGTATAAAATATCGTTTATTGTAGTTTTATCAAATTGACAATTTCCTAAGTTATATAAAATAGTTGTAAAATAATCCTTACCATTATTCTTTAATTTTCTTATCCAATTTGCTTTAGGTGTATTTCCATCATTTTTTAATGAAGCAGGCTTTCGGTGCTCATTAGCCCTTTTTAATCCAGTTATAGATTTACCAATATACCTTATATCAAATGTATCTGGATCAATTAAGCCATAAACGATAAATTCGGACATTTAGATCCTTATAAGAATTGTAGAATAACTCTATATATAGTTGTTAACTTAAATAAATCTAAAATATTCACATCATTCATTCTATAAGTACTTAATATTACTATAGAAAAATTTTATTGACTTCTATGGATATATTGGAGATAATAGGTATGTGAAGAGCGGCGTGGAAAGCTGAAGGTGGGCGTTCCTAAGAGAACCGTAATTAGTCGAGCCAGTGGCCACATTGGTGTAGACGTGACCAAAGCCCTTCTGGAGACACGCACCTGCTCGCTGGTCCGGAGCAGTACCCTTAAATGGGAGAAGCGTCGATTATTTATCCCGGTAGTCAGAGTCGCGTCTGGCCTCTTCACTGTTTTTTAAGGAGTTTTAATGGAATTAATACTGTTAGTTGGTCCTCCTGGAAGTGGAAAATCCACATATGCCAAACAATACATAGATCAAGGATATACTTATATTAATCAAGATTTACAAGGAAAAACTGAACATTTTCAACTATTTACAGAGGCAGTTATCGCTCAAAAAGATATTATTGTAGATAGGATGAACTTCTCTAAAGAACAAAGAAGTCGCTATTTAAATGCGGTAGGAACCTATAAGACAAAGATCGTTGTATTACATGAATCCTATAATACTTGTCTACAACGCTGTAAAAATAGAGAACATTTGACAATTAAAGATGAGAAAACGGCTAAAAAAGTATTAAATTTTTTCTTTTCTAAATATGAACGAGTTGAAGATAGTGAAGCTGATGAAGTTATTAGAATATGGCCCGAAGGTGAAAAGCCATTGGCTATTATATGCGATTTAGATGGAACTTTATGTAATTTAGACCATAGACTTCATTATGTCAAAAAAGAAGGTAAAAAGGATTGGATGTCATTTTTTGAGCAATTAATAAATGATCAGGCTAATATGTGGTGTTTGGAGATGCTTACTGCTTTAAAATCTAATATTATTTTATTTTGTTCTGGAAGGCCCTCAAATTATAGAAATTTAACTCTAAGCTGGCTATATGATTATTTACCTCATGATATGAGATTTGATCTATTCATGCGTTATGAAGGAGATTATAGACAGGATAATATAGCAAAAGAGATACTTTTAGACTTTGAAATCTTGACAAATTATACACCTTATTTTATAATAGATGATAGAAAGCAAGTTGTAGATATGTGGCGGAAAAGAGGATTCACATGTTTACAATGCACAGATGGAGAATTTTAAATGTCTGAATATAAAATTCCTCTAACAACAATTAAGGAAATATTACCCCATAATAATGCAACTGCTTTAGAATTTGTTAAAGTATATGATTTTAATGTAATTGTTTCTAAAGGACGATATACTCCCGGTGATAAAGTAGTTTATGTGCCAATTGATTCTATCCTTCCTCAAAATATTGAGAATAAACTATTTGGTGCAGATTCAAAAATTAAACTTAATAAACATCGTGTAAGACAAATTAAGATTAGAGGAGAATATTCTCAGGGCCTAATAGTTGATCCAGAGTTACTTGATACCCCATTAAACTATGAACTAGAAACAGATCTAGCAGAAGTTCTTGGAATAACTAAATATGAACCTCCACAAGCTAATTATCAACAAGCTGCTGTTAAAAAAAGAGATAAACCAAAAGAGAATCCATTCTTCCATAAATATGGCGGCATTGATAACTTTAAATGGTATCCAGACTTATTTGAAGAAGGCGAACAAGTATCCATTACAGAAAAAGTACATGGAAGTAATATTAGATTTGGAATGGTTCCATATGTAGCTAATAATCCATGGAGAAAGCTATTAAAATGGCTTGGGCTATCGCCCAAATTTGAATGGGTATATGGATCTAATAATGTCCAATTACAACAACGATGGAATTATACAGGGTTTTATGGTGAAGATGTCTATGGAAAAGTACTTGAAAAATATGATGCCAAAAATAAAGTAAAGCCTGGTGAAATTTGGTATGGCGAGCTTTATGGAGATGGTATTCAAAAAAATTATACATATGGATGTAAAAATGGTGAACACAAATTAGTTGTATTTGATCTTAAATATCAGAATGAAACTGAATCACATTATGCAAATGTTGATGAATTTCAAACAATTGCAAAAGAAAGAGGATTTGATATAGTTCCAGAATTTTATAGAGGACCATTTAATAAAGAAGCAGCAAAAACCTTAACAAAAGGTGATTCTGTATTTGTTCCAGAACAGAAAGTTAGAGAAGGTGTTGTAATAAAACCGCTAATAGAAACAGAATGTTCTATTGGTAGAAAACTATTAAAACTTATAAGTGAAGAATATTTGTCTAAAGAACAATCGGAGTTTCATTGATGAAAAAATGTTATATATACATGACCATAATCATGCTTTTTGGACAGTTATATATGACAAATCTATATGCCGGAGATATTACTTTTAAGTATGGCCTTGGATTTGACCAGCCAAATCAAGATGGTGTGGCTGAAACCAAATATATATCACTTGGCTATATAAATCCTATTAGCAGAATATTTAATAATAAGTTTGATCTTGGGGCATGGTTTGATTCTTTAGATGCCGATAAATTAAAACGTAGCTCAGGATTTGTAAGTGATTCTTTGGGTATTAGAGTGGAGCCGGGTTATTTTTATGGCGAAACTTATTTTGGTGCATCTTATATTACTCAAGTAGATTCACAACTTGGAACACAATTTGAATTTACAGAAGAGTTAGGATTTGGTATTAAAGATAATAAAGGTAAATGGTGCGGATTTGAATATAGACATTTTAGTAATGCCGGAATGAGCCAGATTAATAAGGGAAGAGATTTCTTTCTATTTAATGTGGGGTTTAATTTATGACAAGAAAAGAACAAATAGATAAGGCTATAGAAGAATATCTAAAATTAAAAAATGATATGAAAGATTCTGATGATTTAAGAGCATGTGGATTTTATGCCGGAACCAAATGGTCTGATGAAAATCCAATTATTAAATTAGATGATTTAAATGAAGTAGCTATAAAGTATTGGAAAGCAATAGAAATGCTTAATATTGCAATAGTTGCTTTAGAAGCAATTTATAATAATGGCGAATCTAGAGATAATTGGAATTTACAAGATTATGAAGTAGCGATGAGACACGATGAACATGAAGTTGATTATGCTCTTAAAGAAATAGAAAAATTAAAAAAGGAAATTAAATGAAGAAAAAATGCTGCGGCGGTGGATGTATGCCCGGACCTAAAATTCATGAATTAAGCTACAATAATCCACTTGATCCTAAAATATGGGAAGAAATTAATAGAGATGCTATTATTTATGGAACTGCATATATTAAGATGAGTTTACAAAACACAGATGGTATGGAAAATTGGGTTATGGGAAGTCTTCTAAATAATATAAAACCATTAGATTTAAAAAAGACCAAAAAGAGAAAAAAGAATGGGTAAATTAATAATACACCCAACATTTGCTAAGAGAATCAATAAAGCATTCTGGGATGGCCTAGAAAAATTATGTGGGATACCAGAATTGACAGAAGAACAGAAGAAGAAATATGAGAACATGAGCCCAGAAGAAGCACGAAAAGAATTAGATAGAGTATTCTTGGAAATAACTAGATTACAGACTGAAATGAGTAAACCGTTATTGAAGGTAAAGAAAGATGAATAAAATGAAACTTTGGCGACTGACAAAAGAACAATATGAGAAGTTATACAAGAAACTTAATATTAATAGGCAATTTGATAGTAATGGATATAGCAATGCTGCAATGACTGATATATGGCTTGGAACTGGAGATCAGCATAGAAAAGAATATTTAAACCCTATAGAAATGCCGTTATTTATTGACTATCATTGTAAATATGGAACTGTTAGATTTTATTGGACTTCTTGATATTATCTAGGCGCCATAGGGGTTGTAGATTTGTATAGTGACAAAGTTTATACATCTCTTCTTCGGTTTTTGCCAATGATAATGGATAAATATGATCTAATGTCCAACATTTTTCTCCATGACCATAATTATCCCATGTCATACCTTCTGTAAATTGTTTTTCTATATGCATTTTAAGAGCATCTAATTCACATCCTATATAATTTTTAAAAGTATTATCTTTATGCCAATTTTTTACTTTCATCATATTTCTTAAACGATTTCTTACATTTAATCTTAAACGAAAAAATGGGTCTTCTTTTAAACGTCTTTTTAAATAAGCATATTGACTTTCTTTTCGTTTAGGATCTCCTACTCTGGTTTTATCATATTCTCTTTGATATTCTTTATATTTCTCTGTCTTCTTATAGTCTGATTTAGCTTTTCGTCCTTTTTCAGAATTGCGGTATTTTATTTGAGCAGCTTGATTTGAAGATTGTTGTTTTAGATTACATTCTTTACATTCACCACGATAATAGACCTTATCCTTATATTTACTGGCAGGATTAAATTCTGTTAGTGGCTTTGTAAATTTGCATATTTTGCAAGTCTTCATATTATAATTATACCATACTCATACAAAAAATCAAGATAAAAAAATGGGACAAATTAAAAACTTGTCCCAAATCTTTAAACAAACGTAGCTTAGTTAGAATTTACTACGTTGATTATAATTGTGTTTCGACCGGGAGCCATACAGAACACAGCTTGATCACTGTAGAGTCTGAGTTCATAAGCAGCAGCGTTCTCTAAATCTCTGAAAAATTCTTCGCCTTGACCAGGTCTACGGAAGGTCATATCTGTTGATCCAACTCTCATCCATTCATCGAGAGAAATAACGTAAGCGTAACCTTCTTTAACGTAGATTGAAGGTTCGATTTCGATTTCACCGTTTTGTGAATGGAATAGAAGGGATTCTGAACCGTTCTCAGCGCGATCCTTTTTATAACTTGAATCGTACTTACGTAGTGCGGCTTGGTCAGAGTTAATATTCTGCCATGCACGTGGATTAACAAGTGAAAGCACTCGTCCATCCAACCCTTTTTCAACTGCTCTTGCGACTGCTTGACCTAGTTTGGTAAAGCTGAGTGCGCCAGATTGAGCGTCGTATTGGTTGCCTCTGAAGAGGTTGAACTGACCAACATCGATATTGAAAAGGATACCACTTGAGATGGTTAGAATTCTGTGAATTCCGGGGAACTCATTACCATAAGCGCCTTTATGCCAGATAACGTCGGTTGCGACAACACCTGGGATTGAAGACTGAAGGGTAATTGTTCTAGCTGTCATATCAACTGAAGATACTACTGAAGTACCTCGGCTGATTGCGCCTGAAGAATCACGAATTTCGATTGGCATTCCTTCAGCACCAGCCCAAATACCAGGAGCCCATTCGGACGTGGTAATTGTATAGGTGGGGGCAGAAGCAGCAGAACCGATTGTTCCATAGCCAATTTGACCATAGAGCATTTCGATTTCAAGCTTTTTAGCCATAGATCGTAGCATATTAGCTACTAGAAACTTTGTTGCATCCATGAAAGCCTTTTGGCCACCAAGAGCAGCACGGCTAGCAGCAGCATATCCGAGTAATGATCGGAGAACTACTGGGTTACCACGAACTTGGGCGTCCTTAATCTGACCAGCAACGGGAGCTTGCAAATTGAAAGCATCTTCATCACTAGCAGCAAAGGTAACACCATGCTCCAAACCGAGAATAACGGGTTGGTGGTAGAGGTTTCCAGGTTGTTTTTCTTTTGACATGAATTTAATTTTGTTTAGAATCTTTACTCCATCAGGAATAAGTTCGCCAAGCTTGTCAGCATAGGTTTCTTTGAAGAAACCGTTTAGCGTACCTACTGAATTATTCGGAGTTCCAAACGTATTTGTAGTTGCCATTTTTTATCTCCTTAAATTAATTTCCATCGGAAACGCTATATTCGACATCGAGGCAAGCGTCCAAATCGGTTGTACTAAAGTTCACACTAGTAGAAACTGATAACATGATATTTCCATTAGTAGAAACACCTTGTGTACTACCAGTATCTAAATGAGCAGCATAATCGGTTCCACTAAATCGACCACGAAGGGCACATCGCATAACTTTTGCTACTGATTCTCCAACGTTAACCAAAAGGTTAAGTTGTCCTGAAGCATCAGAAGGGCTAGTATTAGCAAATTGGGCTGCATCAGATGCATCAATTTGGTTAATACCTTGGCTTTGCAAAAATAGTACGCTGGGCTCGTCGTTTTGAAGTGATACAGATGCGGGTGTCGCATTGTGAACGACTTTGAGCGGGATCACTAGCCTTTGGACTTTAAGTTGACGATCCATTGCTAGAGAACTTTTTGCGTAATAAGTTGACATTTTACTATTCTCCTTTTATAATTAGTTTAATTATTCAACAGATCATAAACAGTCTAACTTTCTTCCGGCTGATGTTCCTACTCTGTCTTACAGGTTATAGGAAGTCTTAAGGAGATTATCAGTTTGTTTAATCTCTATTATATAGTTGTTAAAACAATCAAAATTGATTGCTAAAACACTAAACTATTGAAATTACTTCTAAAATTTGAAGTAATCTTTAAAACTTTGCTTTTTCTCAGCTTCTTTTTGTTCTTTTGTTACTTTACCAGTATCAGTTGCCTTCGAAGGTGCCTTTAAAGCTGGATTAGCAGCGGCTTGTTTTGCCTTTGCAATACTCTTCTTACGAATACTATTAATTCTATCTTTACCAATGAACTTTTCAACTTCTTCATCGGGAAGAGAATTCAATAACTGTTGATAATCATTGATGATTTCTTCTCGAACAATTGGTAGAACATCTGCAGGAGATACATCTTTACCGGCTTGTAGGCCAATTGACATATATTCTGCCATTTTTCTAACAACAGCAGGAGTCTTAGGAAGATCACTCTTTTCAAGGGCTTGAGACATAAGCATATCAATACGCTCATATTCTTGTTCTTTAAGCCTTTCAAACTCTTGTTGTTCACGAGTTTGCTTTTCTCTTTCTCGGTCTTCTTTCATAGCCTTAAGTTCAGCTTCTAATTGCTCTGCTTTAAGCTGTTCTGGAGATTTTTTAGAGTTTTCAATTTCTTCTTCAATGATTTGAGCAGCTAATTTCTTAAGATCCAAGCCAATTGCTGGATCTGAAAGAGCTTTACGAGGGTTCTTTCTTAAATCTTCAACGAATTGAAGTACTTCTCTCTCTAAATTAGCAGCAGTTTGAGCCCTTTTTTGACCCATTTTAGCTAATTGAAGCTCGCGCTTCATATATTCTATAGCTTTAGGATCATTAGGGATTTCAAAGGGAAGTTCCTCTTCAAATTCTTCGCCATCTACCTTCAAAGTAAGCTTTTTAAGAAGATTTTTAGCGGCTTTCTTCTCTGCTTTAGAGGCTTTAGGATCTTTAGCAAGGGCTTCTAATTGAGCTTTGGCTTGATCTGGAGCAGCAGAAGAAACTTCTTGACCTTCGGCTTGTTCTGTTGTATCCTGAGTTTGTTCTTGAGAGGGTTGAATTGATTCTACTGCATCAGAAACGGCAGTTTGGGCATTAGTAACTTGTTCAGACATTTTATAACTCCTTTTCCTGTCATATGATAAGGAAAGTAAGACGGTCCACCATGGATACGTCTATAAATAGTTGTTAATATTAAAAGGCTATACCTTTTAAGCCCTTTATATTCATATTTTTATGTTCTTCTAGATACTTCATTGGATTTTTTGAAGCATCGCGTTCAGCAGTTGCTTTACCTGGTGGTTGTAAAAGAGATTTTGTTCGTTTAAAACGTTCTTTTTTCTTTTTATTATCTGAATAGGCTTCTTTTAAATCAGGTTTTAATGAATTGAATGTATTAGATGCGCTCATTTTTGGCGCCTTTTAAATTCTTTTTTATATTGAGCTAATTCTTTAGACTGTTCTTCTAATTCTTCTTTGGAGCCGTGTTCTTTTAAATCTTTAACAAGTCTTTCATGTTCATCAATTAACTCTGTATAAGGCATACACTTTAATAATTCTTTTATTTTAGAAAATCTTTGTTTCATAATCACTCAAATAATAAAAAGAATTTACCAGTATCAGCATTTGTAAGAAGGAATAAATTCTCTTCTGATACCCCTTCAAACCAATATTTTTCTCTTCCTGGATTTGTTACAAAATTTCTTAGACCCTCATCTGAGAGACCATTTAACCAATATGTTTCATCGCCCGTATTAACTGGCTGCTGCATTATCTTAATCCTTCAAGTTCTTTACAGATCTTACATTTTCCAAATAATTTTTCTTTTATTTTATGCCAAATAGAAATTTTATGACATTGATCTATAATTGCTATACAACGTGTAACTCTTTTTTCTAAAAGTTCTTCATGAGCAGCTCTTTCTAATGCCTCAAATCTTTTTAAATCTTCTTCACTCACTATTCTAGCCATTATGAAACACTCCAGTCATCAGTATTAATCCATCCAACAGTTCCATCGCAATCTATATAAACTTGAAATACTGCATTATCTGTAATTGCTGGTGTTGTTGCAGTCAATGCTTTAAAAACTCCATCATATGTATTATCTGCTGTTGCCAATACTGTATCGCTACTTACCCCTGCTGCTGCATCTGCTTTTAACATTAATCTAGGTTGATTACCATTATATGCAGAACCATCACCCGCAACTGATTTTCTTAAAAATAATTTAATTGTTGCTGTTTGTCCACTTGGAACGGCTATTTTTTTAACAGCACTTTGTAATTTATTAGTTGCAGCAGAATTATTAGGTGTTAGTCTTGTACTAACTGGCCCACTATTATATATAGTAGTATCTGATGTAACTGTTCCATATTTAAAGAATGTCTTATGATTTCCTGCAGTTTGTTGAAACTTAGCAAGTCTAACAAATCCACCTTCAGTCATATTACCAGGAGTTGCTACTGGAGTTGCTGAACTGAGAGTACAATTTCTAAAGATTAATCTTGGAAAGAAGTTAGTTGAGGATATATTAACATCGCCAGTTGAATGAGTAGTTGTAGAACCAAATGTTGAATTATCAAAATATATTTCATGACAATCTGAAGTGATATTTACTCCAATTGGACATGTTAATGTTGTTCCGGCATTTGATGTAACGGTTTTAAAATATAATTGATCACATTCTGTTGCACCAATTGTTATATTGGCAGATGTATTACCAAAAACTGTTACTGTATCAATTATTATCGTAAAGCTATTGGATGCATTAATTCCTATTGTATTATTTCTCCAAGATGTTAAATTACTAAATGTTCCCATTGGATTATTAGTAACACCTGTTATATTTGCAAGGATAATACCACTAGTTGAATTTGAATGCCCGATCAACCCATTAATTGTACCAAATACTTCTGTAGCTGTAGCATTATTATCTGCTAGAGACATACCAGATCCTTGACAACTAGTACCAGTTAAATTTGTAAATGTTCCAGTTAAATCTGATATACTAAATCCTGTAGCAGCAGCAGCTTGACCCGCAGCAATTACTATAATATTATTAAGTGTATAAGAAGTTCCTGTTGTTGCAGAAATTGTTACTCCGTTAGATGCTATTGCATATAATACACAATTTGAAAATGTATAATTATTTCCTGCCGCAGCATTAGCAAATATTCCTAAAGAACTAGTAACAGTAAAGTCATGCATTGAACAACCATCTATTGTACATGAACCTGTAGTTGTTCCAACATCAATACCACGTTTATTTGCTGTAGCTGATCCCATATTATAGAATTCAGTATTATTTAAACTAACAATAGATGTAGAAGCAATATTTATATATGTTTGAAGAGCTGTACTTGTTCCAAAAATTTGTACATTGCGGGTAAGATTTATAAGTTCTGCTTGTGTAGGACTTGTGCCAGAATGAGCATTTGTTAAAGCAGTAATAGTTAAAGTTGTACCAACTGCATCTGCAGTAAGAGCCTTACTTTCTGCCTCTGTTCTAGTACGTGTAGTAGATGCTAATGCAATGACATCTCCACTCTTCCATCCAGTAGATACATTTGTTGTTAAAGAAGTTGCAGCCGCTGCCGCATCTGCAGCTAATAAAGCAGAATTTGTTATTGCATTACCAAAAGTAGTAAAAGTTGAACCAACTCTTGCTTCTGTGCCAAAATCTACGTTAACTGAATTTGAGAATTGTAATATAGCTGTACTAGTAGATGGTATAGGAGTTCCAGATGTACCTATTTGTAATTTTCCATCTGTATATATGCTCATATTTCCGGCAATTTTTAAATTATAATTAGTTGCCGCTGAAGTTCCATAATCTAATATACCTTTTGTAGAAATTTGTATAGCACCATATACAGTAGCAGCACTTGTGCTATTCATTGTAACTGTAAATGTACTATTTGCAGCAGCACCTGTAAATTCGCCACAAACATATAATTCATCTGCAGCAGCAGGAGCTTGAGTTGTAGTTGTTCTTAAAAATCTAGACCAATTACCTGCAGTTGCATTCCTATAAACAGTTACTTGACCAGCAGTTGATGAAGTTACTTGAACTGCATATGAATCTGTACCAGATAATAGAACTGGAGCAGCAAATTTACCAAATACCCAGCCTACATTTGTTGAACCATTAACGGATGGAATATCAGTCACATTAATAGTAGTTGTAGTGCCAGCAACAGCAGATGCCGTTGTAACATCAAACAGTCTCCAAGAAAATGTACCAGTAGGTGCAGCACTTCTTGATAATAATTTTACAGCAATGCCATCTATAGTAATTGCACCAGGAACAAAAGATGAACTGCTAACGAATGCGGCAGTAGTTGCCGTACTATTAGTTTCAGAATTTAACAGAGAAGTTGCATCTATTAAACTCCAAGTACCTGCGGCAGTAAAATTTCCAGATGAATTATTTGATAATGTTGCCATTAATTTTCTCTATTAAATACCATTAATTGCTTGACCTAAATCATTTAAATCTGATTTTTGTGAATCTAAATCGGCTTGTTGTGCATCAATTTCTGCTTGTTTAGCATCTAAATCAGCTTGTAATACTGCTAATTGGTCAGTTAATGCATTTTTTATAATTATATGAACATTACTATTTATAGCATCAATAACTGGTTGATCTAATAGTTCAGGATTTAAAGATGCTAGTTGAAGAATTGAGGATACATCAGTTGGAGAAAGATCACTTAAAATATTACCAACCATTACTGCTTTATCGGCTTTTGGATCTTGATTAAAGGCATCTGTTAGCTTACTTTTTGCTTGCTCTGCTAATCCACTTAGTGTTTGGGCCATTTCTATCTCCTTATTTTTAAGAATTTTCGTCCAAATAAACTTGAGTATAATAATTAATATCTTTTTGAGCTTCACTATCTAAATCACTCTGATTTAAATTTGGAAATTTACTTTGTGAAAAATATTTATCGTTTCTAATTTCTGGCATAATACCATCAGAATCAGTAAGAACTAAAGTATATGAAGTATAGCCAAATTGGTTTAATTCATTAATGTATGTATAAGTATAAGCCATTTAAAATCCTACACTATATGCAACAACATCCCAGGTAGTTGTTCCAGAATTATATATAGCACCCATGTAATCTTTTTTATTAGCTCCACTTGATAATGATAAAGTTGGAAATACGCCAAAATTAAAAACAGCGTCAAATGTTAATGTTCTATTACCAGTTGCATCTTGTTTAAAAATCCATACAACTTTTTGACCATTTGTTGGATTTGTGGGTGCTGAAAGATTTCTATTTCCACCCAATGTAACTGTAAAAATATTACCCAATGAGGCATCTGTTGCTATATTAGCCGCATCAACTAAAGCAACTGGAACAAAAGTTTTTCCGCCATTTATTGATTGCTGTCCTTGATCTAATATAAATGTTCCTGAAAAATTAGGAAGTGTGTATGCCCTGTCTGCAGTATTGGCCGTCCCATCAAATGTTCTTACAAAGCCATTTGTACCTTTCCATGAAAATCTATTAGAACTATCTGCATATAATCTAAATCCAGAACCAGGAGTAGATGGTGCAGATAACTGATTTACAACGCTCAAATATCCACTACCAGCAGTTCCTGTTGTATTTAATGCGGCAAAAGTAGGACTTGAAGTTGTTGCAATATCTTGAGGTAATGAAAGAGTAGCATCGGTAGCATTCTCTGTTACTGTAATTTGATTTGTAGTACCTAAAAGACTAACATAAATATTTGCAGTACCAGCATTATTAACTCTTAAAAATTGATTAGCTGTTCCTAAACTAGAAAGTCCTGTTCCACCATTTGCTACACCTAAAATAGAAGCCCCAACTGTTGCAAGTTGAGATAAATCGATAGATCCAAAGGCTGGTGGATTTCCCGCATTTGGAACTCTAAATACTTGATTTGCTAATCCGGCAGCAGTTATTTGTAATGTCGAAGATCCATTGCCATATAGAATACCATTTGAGGTCCAGGATATTGCTCCAGTTCCACCATTTGGAACTGTAAGGGGATTTGTAAGTGTTAATGAATTAAATGTTGGACTAGAAGCAGGTGCTATATCTTGAGGGGTAGATAATGTAATTGTTCCGGCACCATTTGCAACACTAACTTGATTGGCTGTTCCAGAAATATTTGCAGCAACTGGAGAATTACCAGTCGAACCAATTAATAATTGGCCATTAGTCAATGCAGCGGCTTCTACAATAGATCCGCCAAGACTAACCATTATACGTTTATTATTTAGAGCAGTAGAACTATTAGTACCGCCATTAGCTATTGGAAGTATACCAGAAACTTCAGAAGTTAGAACTACATTAGAAACTGATAATACACCAGAAGTTAAATGTGCAACACCTGTTCCAGATGAACGACCAATATTTTGTCCAGATGTATCTTCATATATTGCAATTTCACCAAATACAGAAGATGAGGGACCTACTACGGTACCACTACCAGTTGTACCTCTAGGAACCCACGATGTTCCATTCCAAACATAAACGAATGCTGTATCTTGAGTAATTCTTGCATCGCCAATTGTATTACCTACTAATGGTAAATCAGCAAATGTTAATACTGGGTCTTGCCAGGTTTGAAAAGGACTTATCGCATCAGGAATATTTATAAAAGACATGATTTATTGCCTTTTTGCGTTAAATAAAGCATCAATTGTAGCTGTTCCGGCAAATACAGAAACAGATAAACGAAAAAATGAATAAGCAGGTTTTTCAACATTAATCATATGACTTCCAGAAGCATTGGCTATAGAAAGTAAGCTTTGTTGAATTTGAACCCAATTAGAACCATCATTTGAAGCTTCTAAATATATTTGACCATCTAATATGGCCCCATTTGACCAAGAAACTTGAACGGCGTAACTTATTGTATCTTCTACATCTTGTTGACTTGAATGATAAAGACCGGGAGATGTTGAGATAGGAAGTGCCGAAAATAATGTGACTTTTCTTAAGTGTATTGGTAGATCATTTGCCATCTTATTATCCTCATATTATAGTTGTTAAAACAATTTGTAGTTTCTAACTATAAGATATAACTGTAAAATATTGAAAATTATTGATATTGTTAAATATAGTTTATGTCTCTTAAGAGATCTTACTTTTGTTAGTTTATTCTCACCTGGTTTTCTTACAACTAAATGAGCCATTATGTATTTATCCTATATTTAATATTGGCTTGTAAAAAATCTATACCAGATACATCATCTTGTATAATAAATTGAATATAGTCAGATGTAGCATTATCTAATACAATAGAACGATCGTATATTAAATTTCCACTATATGCATCATTTGTATCTAAAAAACCAGCAGAAGCTGATGGAATTAATGGATCATCTGCAAATGTGTTAATTATATCAGAATTATCTTTAATATTAGCTACATTATAAATAATTCCTTTAGATTGTATTTGTAATTGAACACCATTAGTAAGGGCAGCTACTTTACCAAATTTATTAGGTGAAGTTGTTCCACTATCAGCTATAAAAAAGCTAACTTCTTTAACATAAACTTTTCCACTACTCGGACTAAAAGAAAAATTAACAGGGGTAGAGGACCCATCAACATTCATATTTTTAGAACCACTATTTAATAATGGAACTACAAACCACATAACATCAAAATCTGGGTCTACTAATAAACGATTATTTTCAACTGTTAAATTTGCAGGAATTTTACTATCTATTGAAGATAATAAAGAATTTCCAGTAGTCTGTAAAGCAGATGTAGAAGCTCCAGTAGGCAATGGTAAAGATGTATTTGTTAAATGAGAATTAAATCCTCGTGTTCCAGAATCATTTGTAGTACCGACTAAATTAGTTCCATCACCAATTTTAATAGAATCTGTAGTTTGATCAACTGCAACTTCTACAATACCGCCTTCAACATTAATTGTTGCTTGTGTATCTACTTTCAATCTATCAGTAGATTCATCAAAGGCTCTTTGTAATACTTGTGAGAAGTCTAAATTAGTCGCCATTACTTAACATTGCCCATCGCTGCCTGTTGTAATCCAGGATTTGCTAAAAGACCAGCAGGTACTTGTGCCGGTTGTGCAGGATTAACATTCTGAATTCCAGGGCCTTGCATTCCCTGTGCTTGTGCTACTGTTTGTCCCGCCATTGGTGACATCATTGGTGCAGCAGGAGATCCCTGTAGTGCTCCCATAGGTGGTTGTTGAGGAGGTGGTTGATTAGGCTGTCCACCGGGAGGATTTTGATTAGTTGGTTGAATTGGAGGAAGTGGAGTTTCTCCGATCATCTGTAATAGAGATGGATCGGTATTTCTTAAAGCATTAACATGAGCTTCAATATGGTCCATAACAATCTTAACAAGAGTAGGATCTTTTCTTAATTCGGGATCTGCTAGAACAACTGTATGTTCTTTAATATGAATACTGTGTTTATCTAATGGAGAAACAATTGGATTCTCGGCTTCAAGAAGTTCTTCATTCTCTCGTTTAATTAAAAGAAGTTCATCCATTTCTCCTTCATACATATTTTCAATGCGCCCTGTTTCAATAACTTGGAAGTATTGTTGAGGATTAGAAATAATCTTCATCTGCATCATTTGTTCAGCCATTTGAACACGACCTGCAATGGTTCTTGCTAATGGATTACCGACATCTGCAATAACTCTCTTAATTTCAGAGATCTTATCACCAGTAAATTCTTTTAATAATGTTCTACGATTCTTACCAACAAGTGTAATAAGCTTAGGACTTGTTGAAAAGTCTTTGAGAATCTCAATAACTGCTGTTCCAACATCTTCATTGATCTTAACATAGCTTTGTTGTAGACCAGAAATAAACTGTAATGCTTGTGATTGAACAAGAGCAAGAGCAGTTCCAGACTTTAGTGAAGCTTCTGGATTACCACGAGCAACACTATTAACTCCAGAGATTGTCTCTGCCGCCTGAATCAATTCTTCTAGATATTTAAAAACTTCGGCAGGTGTTTGAGTAAGATTAAGTGCTTCTGGTTTAGCATTAGCTTCAACAATATTCAATGCACCTTCAAGATTATTAAAAGTAATATCTGCACCACGAGGTACGAAGATATTTTGAACAGCGAATGCATTTTGGTTAGTCATAATTGCGCTATAACTTGCATTGATTGCTTCTTGGATTGGGAAAATATCAAACATTGGAGTATATCCATATGGTGTTCCAAGAATATCATTTGGTGCAATTCTAAAAACAGGTATTTGTCTATAAGGCATCTTTGTATCAAGCAATGTACAATCTGCACTTAAGAATAACATGTAGCGGCCTTCGGGAAGTGCCTCAGATTGTTTATGGAAAAATTCATAAACAGGGATATCATCAGTACTATCATTAGACCACATAGCCAAACGATATACAGTTGTCTCTGTTTTAGGTGGAAGTGAATGAATTTTATCAGCAAGTTCTGGATATTTAGCCATGAGGTCATAGCGATTCTTAAATGTACGAGCTAAAACCCATTCGGGGTCCCAGTTTTCTTTTGTTCCATCAATAACAATATCAAATGGGCTAAGAACACTAAATTCTAATTCACCATCTCTAATTGGCTCATTTGTATCTGGATCAATTTCATAAATATCACCAGCAGTTGCATTCCAAGCAAGCTTAACAAAGCTAGAACCAAGAACAATTGACATCTCTGTTGCTTTTTTAATAGCATCTTCAAGTTTCTTTTCTCGCATGTAATATTCTAGGATACCATTTGCAAGAATTGTTTGAGCATAGGACTTATAATCACTATTGACAGCGCGGCAATCTAAAGATAATCTATTAGAAGTGATCATTACATAGATATGTTGTGCAAGATTTCTAAAATGATTGACAGGAAGTTGAACTAATTCACCTTGTTCTCCAGTAAAATTGATTTTATGGTTAAAACTTACATAGTCATTACTATAAGCACCATAATAAGCACGCCACATACTAGCAAGTTTATCTAAATATGCATTAGATCTTAATACATTATAGAATGTCATTGACTTGTCTAGAAGAATCGATGCACAATCATTTGCTGGTTTAGATGCAAAGTATTTTTCATCTGGATTTCTAAACTGTGTTTCCATTGAATATGTATGTCCGGCCATAATTTTTCCTTAAAACCTTTTCTTAGGTTTAATATTGAATAGTTTTTTAAAAGTTTCTATCTGATTATTATTACCAAAGATAAATTTATCAGGATTTCTAACAAATAGATCTTTCATATTTAAATTATAATGAGCAGGATATGGATTTTTATTATATTGTATAGTTCTTACTAAATATTTAGCGGCATCAACTGCATCATAATGTCCATCATCTGCAGATCGTGCAAAAACTTTTTTATTTGCCTGCCATCTTACATTCTTTAAATGTCTAATAAGTGTTACACATCTTGGATTTATAATAATTTTTTCATTTCCAAGCATTAATCTTAGATTATTTAATGCAGAATCACTGTCATATTTCTCAGCCATTTGAAAAGTTAATTGTTTATTACTATGCTTAACAATTTCTTGAATAACAATATAATTAATATCACTAACTCTTATATATGGCTTTTTAACTTCTAATGTTAAAGGATTTGTAAATAGTTTTGTTTCTTTTTCTAAGATTTGTTTTGATAATGTTTCTAAATTATTGTCGGGATTTTGAAAATTTATAACTAATTCATCTTCAATAATAACTTTATCTGCTCTAAAATCATAATAAGCAAATAAAACAACTGTTAAATCTTTAAATCCGATATCCATTGACACATATGAATCAAAAAATGGTGGTCTGGGCCAATCTTTTACAATTTTTAATTCTAATTGTGGTGTAAATTCTGGAATAACTGAAGTCTTAGAGTCTTTTATAATCTTACAATATAGTTCTCTTTGAGCTTCGTCAGAATCAATTCCGCCTAATTCCTGTATCAATTCTTCTTTTTGTTCTTTTGTAATACGGGGATTGTCATCAACAGTTTTAACTCTTAAACTTCCCTTTACTTCTGCTTCTTCAATATAATCTAAGAATTCATGATCGGGTTCTTTTGGAGGTGTGCTGGCTAAAACTCCTTTACCTTTTGTAATAAGAGTTGTGGGGAGAAGGATACTTTTTACAACGTTATGAAGGTCTGCACATGTGCCGGCTTCATCAACGAACCATATATGTGAGTCACCCCCCCGTAATTTCTCGGCATGTCCACCATCTGTTCCGGCTAATTGAATCTCAGATCCATTTGGAAAATAATAAATATAATCTTTATTTCTGAATTCCGGCTTTATTTTTGTTGGGCAGTCTTCTAAGATCTGTCTTAAAATAGGTCTTACGTTATTATTTACTTGTAATTTAGTTGGTGAAACAAATTTAACAATACTATTTGGTTGACGAATACATTGTTCTAAAGCAAGAATACAAAGTGTATAAGTTTTTCCTTGTCGTCTTGATAATAGCCATGTCATAATCTTATGTTTAGAATTATAGAATAATTCATATAATTCTTTTTGTGTTGTATCAAGCTTCCAAGATAATTCACCACGCTTCCAAAGTTCTTCTTTAGCGTAATTCTTATCTAGTTTTTTCTCATTTTCCATTATCATCAATTTTTTCAACAAGCTTTAGTAAGTCTTTTGTATCAATTTTTTCAACTTCTCTTTCATTTTTTTTATCAATTTTTTGGCCTAGAATCTTTGAATAAATTTCTACTTTCTTACATTCTTCATAAGTTAATTCACGAATAGAAGAAATTTCACGAAGCTTTTGTAATTCTAATTTACAAATTAATTCTTGATCAGTATCTGCTTCAATAATTTGTTGATCTGGTTTAATTACAGGAACAGTTTGTTCTAATAAAGATTTTAAATGATCTCGCTCTTCTTCTAATCGTTGAACTTTTTTATTCAACTGCATTATTGTATTATATTGAGCTTGAGCATATTCTCTAAGGTCATTCATTTCTTTGATTTGTAAAATATGCTGCAAAATTTGACTCATAAAATTTTATTTCTCTTTTTAATATTTAATGATGCTGGTAATATTTGTAAATTCCAAGGTACATGTAATCCACAAGAATTTTTACCATGCAGCGGCATTATATGATCAACATGTAATTTTTCTTTACTTAACCATTCTAATTCTTTAGCTAATATATAAAATTCTTCAATTTGTTTTAATTGATCTTTTGTTAACCATTTAGGAGTTGCCTGTAATTTTTCTATTTGTCTTTTAACTGCCTTAGCGTTACATTTTCCTCTGTTATTAATTAAATAATTCTTATTATACTGACTGATATATTCTTTATTTTCTTGTTTCCAAAGTTCATTATAATTTGAATAAGATGTATTATCTCGATAGTATTGAACTCTTCTTTTCATTTCATCTGCATTATTTTTATAGAATTCTTTTCTTTTTTGTGCAATTTTCTTTTTATTAATTTGTCTATATTTTTTTGAATACTCACTATAACAATTTTTACATTCACTATTAAACCCATCTTTTTTAGATTTATTTTTATGAAAATCTATTAGTTCTTTATTTTTATTACATTTAATACATTGTTTTTTCATAATTATCTAAATGAAGTTGATTTAATATTTGTTGCAAGTTTAATACTAGCAACATGAGATTTAATTGCTAAAATTTCTTCAGTTGTTTTACTTAATTCTTTTTGTTGATTTACTAAAAGTTGCTCAAGATCTTTTATTTTCTTTTCATTTGATTTAAATTCAAATAAACCCGCAGTTGCACCTAAAATTAATAAAATAGCTGCATCTGTATAAGTTGGTGCTAAAAGAGCAAGTTTAGCAAAATAGAGACAAAACAGTATCAATGGTGCGCTTTTTCTCAATTCCATCTTTAACTCCTAAATAACATAAATTGTAAAAAATGATAGTCTCAAAGGCGTAAACTGCTCTTTTTTCTGGCCTAGGGCCAATTACCGCACTAGCGGCTATCAGTATTGCCTGAACGTATCTATATATAGTTGTTAATGCTAGAACTAGCTAATTTCCTTAAAGTCTTTCATTTGAAATTTTTAAATAATATAGTGTTAACAACTATTTAATGAATGGATAACAAACAATCACAGGTCTGCAGTGAGTGTGGATCTTACATGCAGTATGTGAAGAATGACATGTGGCTAAAATGCCCATCTTGTGGCTTCATGAAAAAGGTTGTTAAGCGCATAATTAAATATAAGAGGAAAAAATGCAAGAATTAATCACATTAGACGCATACTTTACTGATTTTATTAGTAAAAAAGATCGTAGAAAACAATATCCTAATGATTTTAATCAACAAATCCAGGATAATGCAGTTAAATTACTAGCTAAAGTTAATGCTTTTTTAAATGAATTGGGTATAGAATCAGCACAAGTTACATCTGGCTGGCGACCACCTTCAGTTAATGCAAACACTCCAAATAGTGCTAAAAGAAGTCTACATATGATGGGTTTGGCCGTTGATATCCTAGATGATAAAGATCAATCTTTAGCTAAATTAGTGCCAAATAAATCTGATTTATTAAGAAAATATGGATTATGGGTGGAAGATAAGGATTCTACTCGTGGAAAGAATACAAACTGGTGCCATCTAGATTGTGGCCAACGCACAGATCGTCCTATAAGGAGCTTTAGACCATGAATAAAAAAGGCGGAATTGATCCACAAAATGAAGAAAGTTTAAAAAAAGCAGAGGCCGCTGATCTAATAACTCTTCCAGAAGATGTCCAAGGTACAAACTGCTTTAATTGTAAGTTCAATGAAATTATTGATCCTAAGAAAAAAGTTGGCTATTGTATGAATAAAAAGGTTTTACAACCTGTTTCAAGTCGAATGTGCTGCTCGCTGTGGGATGCCGAAGGATCTATAAGACCATGGGAAAAGAAATAGCAGCAGCCTGCCAGTCTCACAACTTCAACTAATTACCTATTCTAATCATGTGCAAAATCTATAAAACTAAGATAAGTACGTTGCATACGTTACGATAGATTTGAAAGTTTCGCCCGTTTATGCTCGCCCAGGTATGTGACACCCGCCCACACTCTCGTAAGTAGGCACGTTTATTTTAAAAGTTTAAGAGTATTACTCATTATTTGAAACATGCCCCAGACATATTTTGAAAAGCCCTGGCATTCACCATCAAATTTTTCAATTAAATCTTCTAGCCATTGTGGAATATTATTCTTTTCATGTTTAACTTCTAGAAGAAAATTGTCTTGATTATAGAACTTCTCACCATATTCTTTTAGTTCATCCCAAAGATCTTGGTTCTTTAAATCTTCTATAACATTAAATTTGATCATTTTAAGTGGTCGAACTTTTATTTCTGAATCAATAGTGACACGTAATGATTCGTGTTCTTGGTAGGCATACCTCTTATAAGTAACTTCACATACAGGACTAACTTTATTAATTAACATTGTGTAATTTATAAGTTTTGCACGCTGTAATAGCTGGTCTTTTGGGACATCTTTATTAAGCTCTATGAGATCTGCATCAATTGGAATTTGATTTGTTCTCATTACTTCTTGAAATGCTTTTGGAGTAAGTTCAATTCTTGTTTTAATACTTTTTCCATCTGATTTAGACTTGATTTCAATAAAATAAATATTGTTCCATTTGCCATTAGGAGCATAGGTTCTTATACGAATCTTACGTCTATCATCGACTTTATTTAGATGTTGTTTAAGGAAAGTTAGGTCTGGAGAATCAAAATAAATTGATTTATTAATACAATAAATAACACCTTTATCTGGATAATAAGGTGGTAGGTAGGTTTCAATTTTATGTTTTACTATTTGTAATTGGGATTTATCTAGAATATACTTATCTTCGGTTCTTTTTAGATCAATTTCGTTATTTTCAAGTTTATTATTCATTTATATTTCTCTAAATAATCTTTTAAATTTTCAATAATTTGTAAGTCCTCTTTAAGAAGACCAATGGATTGATTACATGGTCCACATAATAGACCACGAATTTTTCCAGTTTTATGACAATGATCTACAGCTAATGAAACATTATTTTGTACTTTGTGACATATAGCACATTTCCCATTTTGATGAGTCAAAATTTCATTATATTGATCTAATGTTAAATTAAATTTTGCTTTTAACTTTGAATTTTTTTGAATCTTTTTTTGACGAATAGGATCTTCAGACCACCATTTTTTAGAACATTCTTTACAATTAGGTTGAAGACCAAAAATACCTTTTATCTTCCTACTAAAGTCTTTCCAAGATTTGGTTTTGTTGCATTTATGACAAATTTTTAGTTCATATTCAATATAATGATTTTTATTAATAACATGTTCTTTATAAAATATAGCTTTCATGTAAATAGTTGTTATTTTAAATAGACTCTAGTGCCCAAAATTTCATTGGCCGTAAGATCATCCATATACTTAACAGGCTTAGACATAACTATATCTACGTAATCATTAAGTTTTACTGCATTGACTACAGAATTTGCCCAAGCATATCCAGCAGCACTCCACACCACAACAAAATAACCTCTTCCTTTGTGTTTTTTTACGAGGTCTATATGCTTTTCATTGGGAGTTAAGTAATTATTACTACTATCATTTGGATCAAATACTTCTATTTTATTGTCTCCAGGTTGTCTAAATGTATCATCCCACATGACCAAAGTATCATCGCAATCAACGAATATTACTTGTTCATTCTCGATTATTTGCACGTCTTGTAACCTCATAAATATAATCTAGAATTTCATTTAATAAGTCAACTTTCATATGTTCATCTGTTTGATCGTGCCAAGCCATAAGAAGTTTACGTAAATATTCATCTGTTTGAGCAAAATGTGGGGCCATACTACCTAATTCCCTGTCGGCAGGATGAGCGGTTGCTAGGGCTTTATTTAAATCTTCGCCAATCATCAATAAATCTTTCATTATTTATCTCCTTCACATAAGTAGCTTACATTATTTTCAAACTGTTGCCAAGCTTTTTCTTTTTTCATGTCAACTAATTCAGGATACATATAATTATCTGGATCATCAGTATGGTCTAATCTAAATATACAATGGGACATTTCATGTAGCATTAGCTCCCATCTCAAGTCTTCTGAGGTATTATTCCAATATTGAGGATCTATATCGATTATATACTCTAATGGGGCCACACGGCACAATCCAATTATAGGAGAAGGCAGTTTATTAAATCTAATAAACGTTTTAAGAGGATGAAAATAATGATGTTGAGAACAATGCTCCTCTACATATTTAATAATAGGATCATGGTATGGTTTAAGATCTGGTGTAACATGTTGTATTGGGATCATCATAAATAATATTAAACTAAGCAGTATTGTTCTAAGTATTCCTTGCAACATTTCTCATCCTTTTCATGCTATCTTTAGCTCTAGCTTGATTACACGTAGGGCATTGCTTTCCATTCCAAAGCTTACCCTCTTCATCAATCCATTTCTTGTCCTTACCCCATTTACCGGCTAATATTCTCTTCTTTAATAGCCCACAGACTTTACAAAGTTTTAGATTTATTTCTTCCATTTTTCTTCCTCGGCTTCTTTTTTCTCTTTTCAGATTCGTCATTAAAACAATTTAATGAACAATATGGTTCATAATTGATCCTATAAAACTCTACGTCATTTTCTCTAAGATCCTTATGAAGTATTCGACCACAATGAGTACATTTATCGTATTTCATTAATAACCTCTCTATTAAGTTACGAAGTTTGTTTATAAATTTCAATCTAAATTATCCGCTGCTTTTATTTTACATGTTTTACAGCGCATATCTCCTTTGTCATCATAATGCCATTTATGGAGTCCGTCGCATTGGTTCTTATAAAAATAAAGCCTATTTACAAGATCCAGTCCAAACAGAAATGTAAATCCAAATATTAGCACTATAAACCAGTCCATTACTCTTTCTTTCCCCTTATAAGCCTTAAATGTCTCTTCTTTTTAGGGGCTTCTAACTCATAAACCCTATCTTTTCTTCTCAATATCATCCTGAAAGTATTAATGATTATAAGTCCAATGGCACCAAATATAATACCACCAAATACTAATCCACCTATTAAAACAGAGATCCAATCTCCTATATCAGCCTTATTCATCAGAATTCCTTTTCACATATAACCTAGTAAGATCATTACTGGCATATTCAATACTTGTTACTATATTCTTATCCTGGTACTTATTACGTACAAATTCCTTAGCCCCCTGAATACCACTAAAAACACCCACTATAAACTCCTTATAGCGGCTATTAACCAACTTCACATATACAAGATAGGTTGTCCCACCCTCAGACCTAAAATCCATCCCTACGTCAATTTTAACTCTAAATTTACTGCCCTTATAATCTCTATAGAAACTATATCCCATAGACTTGTAGGATTCATACCAATAGGCATATCTAAATCTTATACTACTCCTATCTTTAACTGTTTCTAGAATTATAAACTCCAACTTATCAAAGTCAGCCTTTGCAGGGTGGTTACTATATTTGAAGTCTTTAATGTTTCTAGATAAGGCGGAAAGAATGTCATAGGAATACCCAATATAGATCTTTTTATCGGCCTTATTTATTAGCCCATAGATGCAACAATCAGGTAATGACTTTAATTCTTGTAAAGAGACCATTTAATACTAGTTGTTAAGTGTTACTATATTGTCTACATATTTATTATATACTCAGTCTCATATATTCGATCTAATAGAATCAATAGGATACATGATAATATTTAAGGTCAAAAACGTTATTTATAGGATTTCTTAGTAATACGGGGTAAAAGGGATGTTACTAGAGTCGATATTTTAAAAATGGTCGTGTTGACTAGTAAAGTTATTTTAAACCCCCAAGTCTACCCCCCCCCCCCTACCCCTGGCTGCCTATACTCTATATGTGTGGCATGATTCTTGCAATAGCAATATATGTACCAATAATTATGGTATAGTATTTGCATTATTATACAATATTTATACCAATAGATTCTTCTTGCAATAAGTGTACCAATTATACAGTGTATAATTTATAACTATGTGAATTGATTAATAATATTTATTTTTGTATATAAGTTATACATTTTTGATATAGCTAAGTAGTTGATATCATTGTTGGTACATACTTTGCATTAATATATATATAAGAGGTATTTATGGAATTCGATCTTATAAATTATAATTATATTGTAGTAGAAAAAGGTATTGAAATTGCTTACTTTGTAACTCTTTGGGAAGCCATTAGATTTGGTTGCTACAAAGATGTTACAATTTTTAATGCTGATTATAAATATATTTGTGGTCTGAAATGAGGTGATTATGTACTATGTAGTTGAGAACGGTTATAGAATAACAGGTCCAATGACTCTTAAAGACATTGTCACTAAGCTTGGCTCAGTCCAAAGATTGGAGAATGCCGGTTTTAAGATTGTCCCTGTCCACTGATAGTCCCTCTAGTCCTTATTTAAATGCCCCGCAAACCCTCTAATAGCCCCAAGGTTGAGCATCCCCCGCTTGACCTGGGGCTTTCCCCTTTACTTATACACAAATTCAACTATAACCCTATAAACTTAATATAACTATGTGAATTATTTGCTTGACTTTTAATTTAAAATGTGTTATAATAAAGAAATTAACAATTGTTTCGAACAGTTAACCTCAACAATCGTTACAACATAAAGGACTGTGTTTGTAACGCCACTGTCCGTAGTGTAATAATAAAAAAGCCTGTCTTTCTCTTCTTTTGGATTGTATAAGTTTTATCTATGTTTAAGAAATAACTAGTAAAATAAGCTAGATAGACGTTTGTGTTTAAAAGATATACAAAAAAGAAGGGTTTTGAATTGCCCTTAAAATGTTTAAATTGAGTTAAATCAGTCATATTAGTTATCACCTATTCTTATATTACTTATACCTATAAACCAATACAATAGTTCTATTGACGTTTATAATTACTTGGTACAATTCATGCAATAGTATTAAGTCAAGAGGTGGTTATGTATAAGCCTAAAAAGATACCCAATGAAGAAATATATTATCAATATGATGAGGAACTAGAGTTATTTGTCGTAAAAGGTGCAGAATCTGGTGCTGATTATGTTAGTTTTGCATATGAGAAAGACGCAGATGATTATTGCTTTAAAAGAGAATATAAAAATAAACAGGAGTCTAAAAATGATTAACTTAGCTTTAGGACTTATATTTGGATACATAGGATTGTTTATATTACTTAGCTTATTTAGTATTAGTTATATTATCATTGTCAGTATTGTTACAGATGCCCGAAATTTTTTTAAGAGGTGATGCTATGTTACTTGCTATAACTTCTATATTGTTTATTACATCAATTGTAAACTATTTGGTTAAATTGGCCGATGATTATGTGAAAGGGGAATAATGATGTTTACTGTGTTACGATGCAAAGAACAGAAAATTAGGGTCTACAAAGGTCACAGACTTGTACTAACAGTCCGATACAGAGATATTCCACATATGTTGGCCTTAGAGTCAGAAATTTGGAAAGTGCTTAAATTTGGACAAAAATTGAAATTAGTAAAATAATGCTAAAGTTTTTTGAAAGTATACCGAATAGTATATTTGAGAGGTGATTTATGTGGGAAGCTTATTATATTGAAAAACAAAATGAATATGAGATTTATTATAATGGCGAATTAATGTGGCATGTTCATTCTAGTGACATGGACTTATTTATTAAGAATTTTAAACCACACGTAACTATTTTTGACGTTGAATATACAGAACAAAAAACGATCGACGTTTCCAATTAACAATGGGAAACAATCGACCTAACATTGCCGATCATGGTGCAAAAATAGGCGAAATGCTCTTTGTGAAAGGCACTGTTAGACATTCCGGTCGGGAACATTCAGACCTTAAGCTTGTCGGCTGGCATCGGGCTATTCCAAATAACTCAAAGAATAGCTTCCAAGCAACTGGTGATATTGATTAGGAAAGGAAAGTTAAATGAAAAAACAATATGTTTATGTATGTGAATGTGACTTTGATGGTCGATACGACGATACAAAGGCTAACAGTCCTAAACCAACCACTGTAAATAAGCGAGGTCAGTGTCATGGTTGTGGATATTATGCATTCAAAGTTGATGCTAAAATGAGTCACTTTGTCATGAAACATGGAACTACGGCCCCAAAAGTTGGCCCAAAGGTCATTGACGATGAAAGTTGGATGAACGGATAAAAAGTGCTAAAGTATTTAAAGAATAATACCGATTAGCATATTGAAAGTGAGGTAATTATGACTAAAGCAGAAATTTATAAAATGTTAGCAGAAAATGAACTTCTTATAGAAAGAATTGAAAAAGCATTAGACTTTAAAGAATCTGAAATTAGAGCAAAAACATTTACTGATTTGTTTGGTGATGGTGGGTTTTGGATGCCTGAAACTGAAAGTGTTAGAACTGAATTACAAAAACGATTAGTCAATACAAAAATAAAATATATGAATGAACTTAAAAAGATACTAATTGATTCTAATAAAGAAATGTTAAAGTTAAGAAAGGAATAGGTATTTTTATGGGAAAAGTAATTGGATTACATACTCAAAAAGAAATTACTAACCAATATGAATTAGATGGTTATAAAGATTGGGCACTTTATGTAACTAATTTTATTAAAGAATCTAGTGAACTTAAAAAGCGTATGGGTTTTTATGATTTGAAACCAAATGCAAAGGTTTACAATCTAGATGATTATAGGACTAAATTTAAGAAAGGTGCTTAAAATGAAAGTATTAAACCATAAATTCTTAATTGAATTTAATAGTTTACAACCTATAACTCATTTCAAATTGCACAGATATAAACATTATTCACATTTGGTATGGTGGAAACTTAGTATTTTATTTGGAGTTGAAAATACTTGCAATGAGTGCAATAGCGAAACCGATTTAGGCGAAACACTTTGTCAGACTTGTTACGAAAATAACTATTGTGAATGCGGACAAGAGTTATGCGATGCCTGGGGAAGTCCAGGCGATGGTTTTTGTGTGAAATGTAGGTGATTTATGGGAAATAGTTATATTGGAATGGCAATCTTATCAACTCATCCTTGTTTTAAGAGAACATTCGCTTGTCTTGTATGCCCTTTATGTGAACAAAAGTCTACTTTTATATGCAATCGCGTAAAAGAGTTTGAGACTCATTTTATGAATCATAACCCAAATGAAGTTATGATAGAGCGTTATATGTCAGGGAAGTTCTATGATAAATGGAAGCTAAAAAATGAAAAAGAAAAACAAAAATACAAAAAAAAAGAAACATTGAGGTAATTTATGCGAATGACAAGTAAACAACATCATGAGCGATGTGAACAAAAATTGAATTTATTTATAACCTTTATATTTGCTGTAATGGCAATTGTATTGATTTTAAAATGAACTTTTTGGCTACTATATTATTTATTTTAGGCCTTTTAATAATTCCTGGAGCTATTCCTATTACAATCCTATATCTATTCCATAAGTATTGGAAACGTAAATAATTTAAACATGTCTAAGAAATAACTAATAATTTATATAATTTACAAATATTGTTTATAAATTCTACAATAAATAACCGCCCAAATCTAATATATTTAACTTAATATTGGCATTCACTTTGCATTAGATATTTATATGAAGACAATGGTAAAAGCTGGAAAATTAGCTAACGGCGCTGAAAGAGGAAAAGGCAAAATAGTTCATTTAGTTCCGGATGAAAATTCCTATGCCTATAAATCATTATGTGGCGAAGTTCCTGCTATACAATGGAGTGATCGACCAGATTTAAATGTAACCTGTAAAAAATGTCTAAAGTTGGTGAAAAATGTTTAAGTTAATAATTTGCTTCTTAATATCGTCTATGAGCCGCGCTTCGGAAATAACCGATGCAATGTATGATTTGGCCCAAAGAAACGGCTACAAGCCTTCACAGAGAGTTGTAGAGGCAATTTTACAGGCATCACAGACTTATCATATAGATCCATTGCTATTAGAATCTATTGGCATGGTTGAATCCGGTCTAAAGTTTCAAACCCGAGTTAATAAAAATGGCACCACAGATTCAGGAATATTTCAAATCAATAGTGTTAATAGATCTAAATGTATTGGATTTGATTTAAAGACACCCGAAGGATCGGCATACTGCGCCGCGAAGCTTTTAAATGAAATAAGATCCAAATGGTCTAAAAAAGATTCAAATTGGATTGGCAGGTACCATTCCAAGACTTTAAAGCATAAAAATAAATATATTGAAAAATTATCTAAAGTTTTATACGTAAAAGCCGAATAATATATTGAGAGGTGATTTATGAGATTTTATAAAGCTAAAATTACAAAAGTAAATAAAGATCTTGGATATTTTTTTGCTACAACTAATACTAAAAAACATGAAGTATTTTGCACCGTTCCAAAAGAAGTAATTCACTATTTTAAAATTAATAGAGAAATAAAAGTAGCATATATTAACACTGAAAGAGGCTATTTTGTAATTGATTATATTTATTAAAAGGAAAGTAAAATGTTAATCAAAGCGTTCAAGTTGTTACACACAGAAATAATTGTAATGAGAGATCAAGAGTCCAGAACTTATACATGTTTAAGACTTTCTGGCAATAGTTCAATTTATAAACCAGATTTAACTTATGAAGAAGCTGATGACATGTTTAATTACTTAATAGACGAGTTACTTGGCGTGACTTGGGAAGGACAAGACGATGAACAATTCTAAAAAATTTGAATTAGCATTAGAAACAGAAAAAACATTTTTTGGTATTAAAATGTTTAGAATCCGCGCATTAATATCTTTTTCTTATATAACAAAAGGTGATTTAGGTGGATATATAGAAAAAGAAAGTAATTTGAATCAAAGTGGTAATGCATGGGTCTCTGACGATGCACAGGTCTCTGGCAAAGCACGGGTCTTTGGCGATGCACAGGTCTCTGGCAATGCATGGGTCTTTGGCGATGCACGGGTCTCTGGCAAAGCACGGGTCTCTGGCAAAGCACGGGTCTTTGGCGATGCACAGGTCTTTGGCAATGCATGGGTCTTTGGCGATGCACAGGTCTCTGGCAATGCATGGGTCTTTGGCAAAGCACGGGTCTTTGGCGATGCACAGGTCTCTGGCAAAGCACAGGTCTCTGGCAAAGCACGGGTCCAGAAATTTCATCAATGCTCAAATATAACAAACTTAAATTGGCTTTTTACTTCACTTCCAAAAGGCGTTCAAATTGGTTGTTATTTCTATTCAATGAAAGAATGGAAAGAGAAATATTTAGAAATAGGTAAAAAAGAAGGATTGACAGAAGATCAATGTCACGCTTATTACAATCTCATGAAAGCTATAAGAAAAGTTCAACATTTACAAAGCAAAAGGAGCAAATAAATGAAACTTTTTAAAGTATCTGAAGAAGAATATATCTTTGTTTATAACGTATCTGGCGCGAGATATTGCCCAACAGTTGAGGACTTATTTGTTTGGGTCCGAGCATTATGGGAAAAGAAATTAACCAATGTAAACTTAGATGAATTAGAAATTGCTGTAGTTGAATTAGAAAGAAATAATCATAACTATGCAGAATTTGGAGAGTTTAAAGGTTCATTTATTTATAGCAAAAAAATTTAAATTGTATTATAATATTTTAGGAGATGTAAAATGACTATGCCAAATACTCGCTATTCAAAATCTAAATGGGTTCAAAAATATTCAATAAAACCTATTATTTCTGAAGCAACTTTAAAATGGTATAAATGGTGTGAAAAAATTGGCCGCCGGGAATATCTGAAAAAAAGTAAAATTAAAACAATTAAATTTAATAAAAAACATCCCGGAAATCTTAAATATAGAGTTTTTAAATCAACCGTATTAAAAAATAAAAACGTAAATCCTGAATTGCTTATTCAATTTAAAACTTTAATTGAAAAAAATAAAAGTGTAAAATTTGGAATAAAAAATAAACATTTAAATCCATTAGAAATTTATAGAAAAATGTCTTATAATAAAGGAGATATTAAATGACTAGGGTTACTTATAAGAGAAATGAAGACGGAACATTGACAAATTCAAAAAGACTTTTAGCTATTAATAAATTTGTTTATGTAACTATTTATCCAAATAATGCATGGCAAATTGAAGAAGTTAGAGACCCCGGCAATGAATTAAAATTTGGCGTAGGAATTCATTTAACGGAAACAAAGAAACAAGTTAAGAAAGCTCTTATAGAACTTGGAGTTCAATTTCAAGACGAAGTTCGTACAAGACTTCCAAAAGAAATGAAAGGAGATTCAAATGCCTAATGCTGGAAAAAAAGATGTTCAACCAAAGAAACTTAAAGTTCAAGATGCTTTAGACTTTGCAAGAGGATTTGTTGCAAGTGTCGGAAATAAAGAGACAGCACTTTCAAAAGCCGATCATATGTCAAAGTCCGCCGTTGATGAAAGTACAAAGAACTTTTGGAATAATATTAAAGGTCATATTTCTAAACTATAGGAGTATTAAAATGAAACAATTAATCGAATTTGAATTTGGTTCAGAAAATTTAGGCGATGTATTTGTAGAAGCAAAAGCAACTTTTACAAAAGAAAAATACGGCGATGATATTGATGGAAACCGTGGAGAGATTAGAGGCTTTGTAAAAGATATAGAATATATTGCTTATGATGAAAATAATAAAGTAGTTAATAAACAATTAACAGAAAAAGATATTGAATATATTGAGAATTATGTTTCAGATAATCTATTTGAAGATGAAGATGATTACGATGATAATGACGATGATTTTTATGAATCATTAAACTTTGAGGATTAATATATGAAAATACAAAAGACTTTAGATTTAGGTAATAAATTAAATGAACTTGAAATGAAGTTTATGAAACTCGTCTCTGAAAAAATATTGACCGGCGAAAAATTCGCGCCCGATGATTGTTTAGAACTAGGACTAGAATTCGCAAAAAATCTAACAAAAGAAGAATTGGATAACTATTTCGCAACTAATATGGTTATAATTATTTCAGATAGAATTCAAGAATCTGTATTGAATACTTTTAATAGCTCTGGAAATGAAACGGTGAATTGAAATGAGTATTGAATTAGAAGAATGGGTGATTAGAGACCTAATCCACAATGTGCAACACTTTAAAGTTATTACAAAAGATTTAACAGATCAATTACAAGATGTATTGAATAAAGAGAATCCAGTATTGCATATAGACGTTTATAAAAGTTACTATGACAATTGTAAACAAGTTATGTTAAAAGATATATGTGAAAGATTTAAATGTGAGCCTGAAACTGTTAAAGGAATTCTAGATGATTTGTCTTTAAAGGAGTATCTGAAATGATTATATTTTTATTGGTACTAATTCTATTTGCACTTTGGTTAAATTTGTGGTGGTACGAAAATCGCGTTATAAAGAATTTATTTAAAGATCCAAAGTATATTACTGAAGCTTATATTGAACTATTGAGACTTAGGAAAAAGAAATGACTGAATTAGAATTGATCATTAAAAGACTTAATACTGATATAGGATATGATTCAGAAGTTATTAAAGCATGGCTTACAACTCCCCATATGCATTTTAATTTGGCAAGTCCAATGGATTTTATTAATCAAGGATTAGGATATAAAGTATTAAGTTATATCGACGATTTAAAAGAGAGATTAAAAGATGTTAAGGACGTTTAAAATATTATTTATATCAATCATAATTAATCTATTATTTATTATATTCTATGTAAAAGTTATTAAGCCACAAGTTGATTTAATGGCAAGAGAAATTAGCAGGATGGTGTTAAATGAAAGCAAATAATTTAAATTGGGCATTTGATCCAAAAATTAAAGCTAGACAACTTGCAATTGATGTAGTAGAAACATCATTTCCAAAAGAACATTATCAGGAAATTATGATTTATGAAGCATGGAAAATGAGAACAATAATGGAGAATCTTATTGAAATTGCTTTATCTGAACAAGATTGTCAAATTAAGAAATTTACCAAAGCAGCACGTGATATTCTAAAAAACTTTACTGCCGAACATTTAGATTATATAAGCATGACAAAATGTGGAACAAATTTACAAAAAGTTTTGGAGTCTAAAAATGAAACGAAGTGAAATGATAAACAAAATTGCAGATTATTTATGGCAAAATGATATTAAGTATCCAGATGTAATGGCCCAAGAACTATTGGATCTTATAGAAAAAGAAGGAATGCTACCTCCTGTTTATGGAAATAGCTTATTCATATGGGAGTCTGAAAATGAACAAGAATGATTTCTTTTTAATTCTTATAGGATTTTTATTAATAACATTTGTTTATAAAACAGTTAGAGCAAATAGCTTTGAAACTATTGGCGGTGGAGTTACCTATCATTTAATTGCAGATGGAGCATCTTCCCAATATCAAACTAAATGGTCTCAAGATGGAAAACTAATATTCAATCCACTATTTGGAATACAATATAACTTTGATGAAAGTGAAGTTTATCAAACTGTTAGACTATTTGAAGGAAGTAATTCTATTGGTAAACAAATCTATGGTGGAACTTATTCAGTCGGTCTTAGAACTAATCAATTGTATTTAGGATTTTTATTAGGCACTTATTTCCAAGATGATAATGAATTTACCAAACTTGGCATTGAACCCTATTCAGTTCATAATGAACACGGTTGGTCCGCTGTCCCTTTAATGGGACTTGAAGCTAACATATTCCTAGTTCATTTCGACGGTAATAAATACCTGAAGCTTAATAACATTATAACCCCAGTCCTAACAAACCATACGCTGTCCTTAGGAATAGATCTAAATCCCTGATTACCAATACCAAATTAAAGTAGTACCCAATGTATTATTATATACATTTAATCCCATACTATCTACATAAGGTTTAAAAGCAAAATTAAGACTAAGTCCTGGATTATCTTTATGTTGATATACATAATAAGCGGCGCCAAGACCCCACATGACAGGCTCACTTATTTCTTTCTTAGCCTCACGATCTACAATCCTATTGAAGCTATTTTCCATATTATCTAAATCAGATTTGACATTAGATTGAATTATAGCTGCATTAGTAGCACTTATACAAGCTGGGGTATATTTTGCAGCATCCGGTACAGTATTAAACATTAAACAAGTACTTGCAAATAATTCTGATATCATGTATTATACTATATATGAATAGAAAGCTTCTGTCAATAGCTATGGATAGATTCAAAAGTATTAAAGTCCCAGCCAATAATAATTTAAATCTTTACGTAAAAGGATTTGAGGATTCATTTCAATATTTTAACGAGTTTTATAATGAGAAATTACAAGAAGAAATTAAAAGATTAGAAACATTTCCGGTGATGAATGAAAGGCGAAATGCTATAATTGAAATGAAAAAAGTATTAGATCAATTGGTAAAGGATATGAAAAATGTTTAAGTATAAAATGGCCGAGTGCCGCGATTGTCATTGGGTCCATTTTTGTGTTACAAGAAAACACGCAGAATCTGAAGTTAAAAAGTTCAATGAATATTTTAAAACTCTTCCATTGAAACAGAGAAAAGAGTTCTATGGAAATAAACCTTCAATGATAGTTGATTATGAAGGATGTTTTCGATGTGGAAATAGTTATAAGAATTTTAAGAAAGCTAAAAAGATACCATATGGAAGCACAATACAACCGATTATTTATAGAAATGAGTGATAAATGATTGAAATAAATCTATTATATCCAAAAGATGTTAGAATGTTGAATCTTTCACAAGAAGAAATTGATGCTATAATGAATGAATTAGAACAACAAGGAAAAATAGTTCCACGACAACAATTAGAATTCACAAAATCTGCCATAAAATGTGAACATGATTGGAAAGAATATATTGGATTGAATCAAAAAGATACTTATTGTACAAAATGTAATGAGGTAAAGAAATGAAAATTTATAGAAAACTTGCTAGTATTATTATTCCTGGAATAGATAGAAGAGCAGGATTAACAAGCGTTGAAATAAAAAAGTTTATGGATGAAAATCTTCCATTAGATGCAAGAATAGTTGGTTTTATTTGTGGTATTGAAACATCTCTTCTTGTAGCTTCTAAAGAATTCCCAGAAATGAAAGAATATGAATTAATTCCATCCGTAGAAGATGTATGGAAAAAAGATACAAGAGTACCTCAAATGTCTCTCCTCAAAAAAACAGATATACTATCTCCTGGAACTTATTATTTCGAATTTAGAAAGGATTATATAAAAGTTTGGGAAAAAGGAACAGAACCGGATAATTTTCTCGAAACAAATTGGGTTACATGTGATACTTATGGATTTTATCAAGGAACAAATTGGAATGACATAACATTTTATCCAATACAAGCCCCATTAGGAACTATTTTTAGTAATCCTACATTTAAAGTTTTAACTGAACCGATCTGTTTTCATATCTGGAAACATTACCAAGGTTTACAGGAAGAATATGACTATTGTGAAAAATGTGGTGAAAGAAAATGAAACTACTAAGAAGTCCTATACAAATAGAATATTATAAAGAAGATCTTAATTCATTTAGATTCTCATTTAATTGTTATACTTATAATGATTTCTATTTTACAACATTAAAAAATAAGAATGAATTGAATAAAGATAGAAAAAGAAAATTAGTATTAACTATAACTATTAATAAACGAATCTTTAGTTTAATAATTCCTTATAAACATTTAGGTAATAAGATACGATGAATAAGAACTTTTTTGATTTGGCAAGAAAGATATCTAAACTTTCAAACCATCACAAACATAAAATGGGATGTGTATTAGTTTATAAAAACAAGCCTATTAGCTTTGGAGTTAATCAATTAAAAACACATACAAGATCCCCGCATAAATTTAAAATGGTTCATGCAGAATTCCATGCAATATTGAATTCAAAGTTAGATAACTTTAAAGATTGTAGTATTTATATTTTTAGAGAAACACCCGGCGGTAGAATGGCAAAAGCATTCCCATGTTCTTCATGTCTTCAAATGCTTAAGACATTAGATATTAAAGAAGTTTATTATACAGATGATAATGGATTTAAATCGACTATTATATGAAAAAGAATAAGCTTTCAAATTCTCAAATCAGGCTTTACACAGAATGCCCTCGCAAATATTTTTATCATTACAAGAAACGCCTACGTCCAAAAGAGTATCGAGCATTCTTTCTTTATGGATCTGCAATTGACTTTGGTTTAAACCATTTATTAAAGACAAAGAATTTAGAAGAGGCTATACAAAAGTTTGATAAGTCATTCAGATATAACGATGTAAATGGAGAAGACATTTATATACCCGAAGCAACTATGATTGTTTATGCAAAAACTGATTTTGATGAAGAACTCCTATTAAAAGAAGATTATGAAAAATTTGAAGAATTAAAAGCTAAACTCAATTATCAATCGACTAAAACTTTAAAAGAAATACTTGATACTATATTAGAAATGAAAGCTACTATAGGATTTAGAAACCTTCCAATAGAAGAAAAGAAACTTTATTCAATGGCTAATTGGTTATCATTAAGACGAAAAGGCCATATAATGATAAAGAGTTACGCCGAAAAAGTATTGCCCCGCATCAAAGAAGTCATTGCAATCCAGAAAAGAACTAAGCTAGAAAACAATAATGGTGATGTAGTAAATGGAATATTGGATTTAGTTGTTCTATGGGAAGATGATAAACGATATCTTGGAGATAATAAGACATCTGCTAGGGACTATGAAGAAGATGCTGCATCTAAAAGTCAACAGCTTATTGGATATTATCATGCCGAGAAAGAAGAATTAAAGCTAGATGGCGTTGCATTCTTTGTAATGTATAAGAATATAGTTAAGAATAGAATAAAGATATGCTCTAAATGTGGATATGATGGAACTGGTGGAAGGCACAAGACCTGCAATAATGCAATAGGTCTTGCTGAACCAAGCCCAGCCGGGGTCCCAAGATTTGAACGATGCAATGGTGAATGGAATGAAACTATTACACCTGAATGTAAAATAGACATTATTCTTGACAAAGTATCTGAAACAGCGGAGAATCTAGTATTAGAGACATTTGATAAGGCCAATGAAGGTATAACTAATGAACATTTTGGACCTAATCTAAATGCTTGTGGAAGTGGAGAATATCGCTGCCCATATTATAATAAATGCTGGTATGGAATTGATGACGATTTAATTGAATTAGAAGATAAAAGGAAGAAAGATTGACTGAGTTTTTAAGACAAATATCTATAGGCGCTATATTATTTGTAATGGCTTTTATATTCTTTTTACTTCCGCATAGTTGTGAGGGGAAAGAAATTAATGTATTAATAGTTGATACAGGGGTAGACTTATCACATCTTGAGATTAAAAAGCATGTTAAAGACTCCCCAGGCTACAATTACGAAGATTCTATGTACCACGGCACCCACATCGCAGGCCTTATTCTAAAGGACGTCTGTAATCAAGTTATAATGCAATCCTGTAGATATGTAGAGAAAAGAATTCCAGATTACAAAGAATCTGAAGCTATTAAAGATAGTGTCAAATGCTTTCAATTGGCTTTGAAGAAACACTTTGATCTTATTAATTATTCATCTGGAGGAATAGAACCAAGTATTGAAGAATATGTTGTATTAAAAGAGATATCAGATCTTGGAACTAAAATAGTTGTGGCCGCCGGGAATAATGGAATGGATCTATCTCAAAAAGGTAACGATTACTTTCCAGCCAAATATCATATAGTCAATCTTATTCCAATTGGTAATCTATTAAAAGATGGCCGAAGAAATATTACAAGCAATTATGGACTTTATAATATGAAATGGATGCAAGGTACTGAAATTTATTCAACATTTCCTAATAACTTATTTGGATACATGTCAGGAACTTCTCAAGCCGCTGCAAATTATAGCAACATGTTATTAAAACAAATGTGTGAGAATTTAAAGTGAAACAATTAGTAGTTCCAATATTAATTGTATTTTTCATTATAGGATATAAGTTTGGTATAAAAACTAGAGAATATATAGATACAATGCCCAATACTGAAACTTTAACTTATACAAAACACGCAAGATCAATTTTTAAAAAGAACTGTCTTCCATGTCATAATCTTAATAATCCATATAATCTTCCAAGTTGGCTAGATTATAAAACAGCTTATGATAAAAGAGTTCAAATTCGTTATAGAATTTGGGAAATAAGAAGTATGCCATTGGGAAAAGATATGCCAGAAAATGAGCGAAAAATGATCAAAGACTGGATTGATCAAGGTTCGAAAGAATAATGTTGACAAATGACTATATTAGCGACTATAATATTATTAATTAGAAAGCTATTCAAAAGGAGTAATAAAGAAATGGCTCGTAAAAAGAAAGTTGAGGAAACAACAATGCCCACGCCTATGCAAGCAAATCCCGTACAACCCAGTGCCCCAGAAGAACTTCAAGTAGTCACACAAGTTGCTTTAAAGAATAAAGCATTAGGAGTTGCAAAAGATAAAGCAAATGGCTGGTGGTATGTAGTTGAAATTACATTTGATCTAGAAACTGGTGCTGTCTCAAAGCCAGAAAAGATTACATCTGGTGATTTGGATAGAGATATCATTTTTGAACGCTTTAGAATTGAAGCAAGTAATAGATTATTTACGGTGGAATAAAATGAAGATTGGATTAATAATTGCCTTAATTTTAAATGTAATAGCTTCAGTATTTGTATGGTTTTTTATCGGAGACTTTTTATTTAGAATTTCTCCATTTCATGCTCTAGCAATTTTAGGATTATTTTTTGTACAAATTGTAACAAGACAATTAATTTATATGGGAGTAAATCAATGAATAATGATATAAAAAGTATTAGAAATGCAATATTAGTTGCACTAGGAGTATTTGTAGGACTTCCATTAGTATTTGGAAGCTTTAAGATTGTAAGCCCAGGCGAGCGAGGAGTTTATGTATTTCTTGGTAAAGTCTCACAAGATATTCGTGAAGAAGGATTTCATCTCAAAGTTCCTTTTCTTTCTAGTATTAAAACATTATCTGTTCAAATTCAAAAGACAGATTCAACTGGCGAAGCTGCTACAAGAGATCTTCAAAAAGTTACAGCAGATGTTGCACTTAACTGGACTTTAGATCCTGCAAAAGTTGTAGAGATTTATAGAACAATTGGAAGAACAGAAGATGTTAAAGACCGTGTTATTGATCCAGCAGTTAGTGAAGTTCTAAAAGCATCAACAGCTAAAATGACTGCCGAAGAAGTTCTAACAAAACGTTTGGAACTTAAAGACAATATTGATAAACTTCTTATTGAACGTCTTGGAAACTATGGTATCTTTGTCAAAAGTATTTCCATTGTAAATCTTAATTTCACCGCAGAATTTAATCATGCTGTAGAACAAAAGCAAATTGCTGATCAACAAGCACAACAAGCCGAATATACAGCACAAAAAGCAACTGCAGATGCAAAGGCAAAAGTTAATGAAGCAAAAGGAGATGCCGAAGCAACATTGACAAAAGCAAAAGCACAAGCAGAATCACAAAAACTTCTAAGAGAAACAGTTACCGATAAAGTTCTTATGCTCAAAGCTATTGAGAAATGGGATGGAACTGTGCCTCAAGTTATGGGAAGCGGAAGTAATCTGTTATTCAATATTCCAACTAAAACAACTCAATCTAAGGAATAACAATGTTTCTTAATGTAATTGACAAACTTGCAGAAAAGATCTATTATAAATTTAATCCAGTTGAGTTTAAAAAAGTTAATTATAAATATGAAGCTGGAAATAGATTAAAGAGATTAATTCAAGATAAGTATAATGTGAGTAAGGATTTTGAATATTCACAAGTTATGGAAATTAAAGATGGTAAGTATCAAATTTCTACTTATGTTGTAAAATATAATTATACTGCAGGATGGTTTAATAATAAATTAGTATTACCCCAAGGAGTTTTAGAAGTTGAGAAAGATCAATTAGAATCTTTAAATTATGAAGTTATTAATGAACAAAGATTTAATGAAGGAATTGCAATAGTTACAAAGTAAGGAGATATGAAATGAATATGTCAATGTCAGAAACAATTACAAAGTTAGCACCAGCTTTATTGAAAGCCCAACAAGAAATGGGTGAAGCGGTGAAAGGAGCAAAAAATCCATTCTTTAAAAGCTCCTTTGCAGATTTGAATTCTATTAGAGAAGCAGTTCTTCCTGCATTTAATAAAAACGGAATTGCTGTACTACAACCAACAGTTGTTGTTGATGGTAAAAATTATGTAAATACTTTACTACTTCATGAATCTGGAGAATACATTGGTTCATTAACAGAAATTAAAGTAGCAAAAGCTAATGACGCCCAAGCAGAAGGATCGGGCATTTCATATGCTCGACGTTATGGACTACAATCCATGGCAAATGTTGGCGCTAAAGATGATGATGGAGAAGCAGCAGTCGATAGGCAAACTAAAGCTACAAAAGTTTCAACTATCTCAGCATCGACTTTAAATACTGACACTCCAAATGGAACTGATGTAACTCAAAAGACCCCAGAAAATGTTACTCAAACTGCCAATGGAACTAAATCAACCTTTCGTAAATCAGCAAAGAAAGAAGAACCGAAAACAACAACAGAAGATAATGGTTGGCAATAAATGAAATTTTTACTTGCACTAATATATATCTCAGTTTTTGCTGGAACTATGATGGCAACTAGAGCTTGTGATCAAAAAAATTCAAAGACTGAAAAAGAAATTGCAAAAGAATATAATAACTACTGCAAAGAAAAAGGCGCTAGACTATATTCACCAAGTATTGGATGTATCTATGAAACGCGATAACAGACTTAAACTAAACGCACTATCCAAAAAAGTTTTGGGAGCATCTTGTAAATGGCAGAAACTTATGCGACAAGGTGACTTTGTAACAGAATTGAGAAAAAATAAAGCAGGTAATGATGTTAAAGTAAAAGTAAGAATGACTATGACTTTAAGAGAAGTAGTCAAATTTATGAAAGATTTGTTAAAAGAACAAGAAGTAGAAAAGGAAAAAGCAAATGTCGGAACAGAACAACCAGCAACTGGATCTGAGCCAGTTAACACCTGAACAATTAGAACAGGCAATGCTTGAAAAAGAAAAGTCTGGGGCTTCAGAAGGAAGCTTATTGGATTCACATGCTGCCATGTGCCACATGTATTATCCTGTAATGAGACGATATCTAAAAGTTCTTAATAAGAAAGCCATTGAAAGAGTTATAGAACTTGTAGCAAAGTTTCCTATAGAAGATTCAGATAAAAAGCCTTTGGATAAGAAAGAACAAGAATTATTTAATATTTTAAATCAGATTCTTACAAGCAAATATATTATGATCATTCATTCTGCTGGTGAAGAATTAGCAAGAGTGGAAGAAGAAAAGAAAGCTAAAAAAAGCGAAGAAGCAATGGATACTCTTGTTTCTCAAGCTCAAGAATTAAAACTTGGTTATGAAAATAAAGGAGAAACTAATGGGTAATAAAACCAATGTAGTAAAATTAACAGATAGTAACGTAGTGAAAGAAATGAATAAATTAGAAACTGGAACTTCTGCAGTTATTAATGGAACTAATGATTTATTTGCAACTACTGCAACAAATAGTGCTTCTGGAACCGCAACATTTAGTACCACTACTGGAGGATATTGGAATGGTTATAATTGGGTATATTTATATCCATCATATTATAGCTACACATATCCAGTTTATGGATATGTAACAGTTGATAAGGCAGAAAATGGATTTATTATTACTAAGAATGGTAAAAAATATGTTGCTAAAAAAGCAGAAGAAATTGTAAAATATTTGAAAGATGAGGAGAAATAAATGGCAAAGTTTAAAAAAACTGTAATTGGATCAGTTCTTAAGTCTCAAAATGGTGGATTGGATTATGTAAAGATTCGTCCCACTGTTCGAGGAGAAGATGGTAAAGTAGTAGTTCTAGAAGATATTACATTAAAATCTGGAACAACTTTGAGCCTAGAGAATAAAGCTTCAAAGATTCAATCTGCAAAGAAGGCATTGGAAGAAGGAAAACTTTCTGAAGAAACAGTAGAAAAGATCATTGCACAAGCAGAACAAATGCCCGATTTTGTAAGATTTGAA